ATGGAGCTGAAAGAATTTTTAGAAGCTAATCCCATCTTAGTGCGGAAAGAGCTAGCCGTTAAAATGTACCCGAATTTATCGGCGGATGTCGCTCGGAACAAACTCACCAATAAAATTAAACAATATGTAATTGGAAGCGGCACCCAGCGTATTCTTCCTCATGATGTCGAAGCCGCCAAAAAGGCATTAACAGAACTACGTGATAATATTAATGAGTTCCTGAGGGAATAAACAATATAGTTTTATTTGGATATATAGTATAATAAAACTATATTTGTGTTATTAAAAGTAACACACACATGAATACATCATTTAAAAACTGCGACGATTTCGCAAACTACATCATCGACTCGGTATTGGATCACGGCGATATCGTGACATACGAGTTTAACAGGATGACCAACTTGGACATTCCTTTGGGCAGATCCCTAAATCAGTACGTCAAAGAAAAAGTAGCAGGTGGCAAGAATTTTAGTGAATTCGGGACAGTAAAAGCGTTTCTTTACGATATCTACGAGCTGACGCTATCCCCAATTTTTTCACTTTACGATAAAGCAAGACTAGCTTACACTTGGACTTCAATGAATCCCGATCGAGCTGCGGGAATGAACATCAACGAGCATATTGCTGAATTAAACACTGATTTGAATCTATTACCCAAAGAAGATCACAATTGGTATACAGACAAATATATTAGGCTATATTTAGATTGGCTGAGCGCGAAAGGTCGTACAGCATCTTCTATGGTAACAGGCCCTGCTAATTTTCCAGTAGAGCGAAACAGAAAAGCGCTAAACTCAGAACATAATAAGTACCAGACGTTTCAAGAATGGCGCGATAAAACGCAAAAGTCAATCGCAAAACGTATTGAGCGAAGCAAGCCCGAATCCCAAAAAAGGGATGAGAAATTCGAGTTGTTGAAGAAGGATATTATACATTCTGCCGCCGTTATTGTGGGTATAGATAACGGTACTGAGCCCTATAACCGTGCACTATTTGTTTCTTCCATCACAGGTAAAATTGAACGTCTTGCAAAAAACGGTGAACATGAGCTGGTTGAAAAATGTCTATTACTTCTTGAAGAGCTAAATTCCTCTCAGAAAAAGCCCATTATTACTAGCCGTAACTCAGTGTGGAATCTTCGAGAAGTTGCAGTTGACATTGCAAAACAAGCGGAACGCCGAAACGAAGAATATCAAATTGATGGCGGCATCGTCATTGTAAATTATGCCGACGATAGGATCCAAGTAAAGCACGATGAGAAACCATCTAGAGAGGTGATTGACAGTCTAAAGCGTAATTCTTTCAACTGGTCAAGATTCAATGGTGCTTGGCAGCGAAAAATCACGAATAATACAAAAAACGTTGTTAATAACATGTTCGCTTTAGCTATAAGATAAGCGTCGAAAATATTATGTAGCTTTATTATCAGACGTTAAAATCGGTATATATATGGCTTTGAGGTAAATTTGTTACTTCAAAGCCTTACTAGCTTTTTATGAGTAAAACACAAAAAACACCCGTTCTAATCATTAAGGAAATATTTTTTAATCAGATCCTGTCGGGGGAAAAGATCGAAGAATATCGAAGTTTGAGCGATCATTATTTCAAAATGTTCTTTGATAAGAACAAAGATGGCGAATACGAGTTCCGACAACCAGTTGACAAGATTGTCTTGGCGGTTGGGTACCACAAAACCCGTAAGACCGCGGTAGTTGAATTGAAAGATATTTATATCGTCGAATTTCAGCATGTAATTCCAGAAGGATTCGAAAAAGGTGATGAATGTTTTGTCCTAGAGCTTGGTAAGGTATTGGAAAGGAATTTCTAGTACTTTATAACTTATGGCAGAAACAGCAGAGCAAAGAAGAAGAAGTGCAAGGCCTAGATACAGGATAAGCACATCAAACAGCGGTGTAAGAACCGTTACCCCAGTTAACACGGCAGCACGTCGTGACATGCGTCAACCAACCGGAATTCGTAGAGTTACCCGATAATGACGCCATTAGACATATTGAATCAGATTAGGCAGCAGACTAATCAAATTGTACTGTTCAGCTCACTGAATGGCAAAGATTCTATATTGTTAACAGACATGTGTTCCAAGGTCTTTGATCGGGTGGTAAGTGTTTACCTCTATACGGTCAAAGACCTTGATCATATTGAGGCATTCAAGATTGTGCATCAGTCTCGGTACCGAAACGTTGAGTTTATTGAAAAGCCGCATTTCGCGCTATACGGATATCAAAAAAGCGGATATCTTGGGTACTTGGGCCACGAGAAGTTAAAGCGCCGGACGCTGGCACAGATCGCGCAAGACGTGAAGAAAGAGACGGGAATCGAATGGGCATCCTTTGGCTTTAAGAGAACCGACGGCCTGCAGCGTCGCCTCATGATGATGGGCTTGGATAAGGTCGGAACGCCGGGCTACAACGGAAAAACAAAGAACGTATACCCTATCGAGGGATGGACCAACAAACATGTTCTTGCTTACATTGACAAAATGCGATTGCCACGGCCTACGGTCTACGACCCTAAACACCAATCGCAGGGCGTGTCTCCGGCTGATATCAATTTCCTGCTTTGGTGCCGGAAGCATTCACCAGGCGATTACGCAAAAGTGCTAAAAGAGTTCCCCGAAGCAGAAACCATAATTTTTGAACATGAGTACCAACAAGCATAAATCATCGGAATCAATCACACTAAAGCGCTCACAGATCGCGCTGGCCGATTACAACCCACGTAAGCTATCAGCCGAAGCGAGAAAGAAGCTCAAAGCAAACATAAAGCGCGTAGGCATTATGGGCGGCATCGTATGGAATGAGTCGTCGGGCAACCTAGTAAGTGGACACCAACGCGTATCGATTTTAGATGAGATCAATCACTACCCGAAAACCGATTACGATATCACCGTCGAAAAGGTAACCTTGAACGACAAAGAGGAAAAAGAGCAAAACATCTTCCTTAACTCCAAGTCGGTACAGGGTGAATTCGACGCGGATCTAATGGCCGAGATCATCGGTGATATTGATCCAATCTTAGCCGGACTGGATGACATCGATCTAACAATGCTACAGCTCGAGTCACCATCAGTGGACTTTACGGACATTATGGAAAAAGCATCGAAGCTGACGCCACCTGCTAGCAAAGAGGAAATCAAAGCGAAGAAGGAAAAGTACAGCAATGAAGTTGACGACCGTTGGGAAGGCGAGCCGATCCTTCTCCTATCTTTCGACTCGTTCCAGAACAAAGCTGAATTTATGGAGGCTATGGGAAAGGATCTGTATGAGAAGATCGTTAAAGGCGAAGAGGTCGCAGAGAGGCTATTTAATGCTTAATCGGCGGCACTGATATAACGGAAGGTTATAACAATTATATGCAAAAGAAGGATGCATCAACATTTTACAGAGTACACTTTTGGCGATATCGTGTATTTAAAAACCGATTCCAATCAAGAGCAATGGATCATCACAGACATCACGTTAAAGCCTAATTTGGCCTTGTATCACATTGCCTGCGGATCATTACAGCACGATGCCTATGATTTCGAGATGTCAAGACAGCCGGATGCGAGTAAAAAAATGGGTTTACAATAGTTTGAACCCGTAAAAGAGATAATTAAATACAAATAGATATGATAATAACCCTTTCATGGCATTTAGTCTTGATGATCGTATTGACGATTTTATTTATCATTTGGATAGTCCGACAGTTTGACGAATACGAAGATTGGGGAATACTTACGGCATTGCCTACGTTGTTGTTGTTACTTGTGTTTTGGGCTGTCTACGGTGGTATAGTTTGGTGGTAATATGGCAGACAACAAATACGAATATGAAAGCGAAAGCTTTTCCACAGCATGCGAGAACTATGCAAAGAAGGGCATGACCGACCGCGAAATAGCTATTGAATTGGATTTGAATGTTACCTATTTCTGTGAACTCAAATCTAAGTACGATAACATTTCCGAAGCCTTAGCGCGCGGACGAGCAAAAATCAATTCAGCTGTTCGGCAAAAATATCTTGCGGTCGCCTTGGGAGGTCTCAAGCGAAAGACAACTACCCGAAAGATTCCCAGCCGCTTCGATGATGAATCGGATATCCATGCCGACGGAATGGTCGTATTGGAAACAACGGAAGAACTTGCTCCCAATGCACAGGCTTTAAGCACCTGGTTATTCAACAATGATGAGGAATGGCGCAAAAAGGTTATTGATGGTAAAAAGCTCGATGTCACGACCAACGGGAAAGATCTCAACGGCAGCATAAACATTGCCACATGGTTGCAAGCCAACAACGAAGATGACGACACAGACGAAGACGATAGCGAAGAAGGTCTCGACGGCGAGCAAGAGGAAGATAACTAGGACGCGGCCTAAAATAAAGGTCGCTAAGCCTTACGTTCCCATTTATGAGAACACGGATAAGTTTATTATCCTGATCACCGGCGGCCGTGGCTCCGGAAAGTCGTTCAACGGCTCTTTGTTCCTTGAAAGATTGAGTTTTGAGAAAGGGCACAGCATTCTTTTCTCCCGTTATACTATGTCTTCAGCGGCTGATTCTGTTATTCCAGAATTTCAGGAGAAGATCGATTTGGAAGGCACAAGCGACTTTTTCGAGATCAAGAAGAACAACATCATCAATAAGTTCTCGAAAGTGCCGATCATGTTCCGCGGTATTAAAACAGGATCCGGCAATCAAACAGCGAAGCTAAAGTCAATCCAAGGTCTTACAACGTTTGTCGGCGATGAGATGGAGGAATGGACCGACTTTGATAGTTACGAAAAGTTGATGCTTTCCATTCGTCAAAAGGGAATACAGAACAGGATCATCCTGATCATGAACCCTACGGACGACTCGCATTTCGTTTATGAGCAATACATCAAGGATACTCACAAGATTGTAACCATCGACGGCGTTGACGTCCAGATATCGACGCACCCGAATGTGCTGCACATCCATACGAGCTATCTCGACAACATCGAAAACCTGTCAGATAACTTCTTGGAGCGCATTGAGCAAATCAAGCAAGAGTCGATCGCGCAGGCAACGGATGCCCAGGGCGTTTTTGATCGCTCCAAGTTCCAAATGACCAAGTACGCGAACGTTGTCATCGGTCGGTGGGCAGACATTAAAGAAGGTGTTATTCTTCCCAAAACAATGGAAGGAGATTTTAATGAGTATCTCCCCTACTGTTACGGACAGGATTACGGTTTTTCAGTCGATCCGGATACGCTTATCCGCGTGGCCGTCGATCGGAAGAAAATGCTGATACATGTCGATGAGGAGTACTACGATACGAAGCACCTAGGCACGAACGACATTATTGAGTTGAACAAATCCCGCATTAAGCTGCCGAATGATTTAATTGTGGGCGATAGCGCGGAGGATCGATTGATCGCGGACATCAAGAAGGGGAAAGTAAACATTGTTGAATGTTGGAAGGCTCCCGGCTCCGTAAACGCTTCGCTGCTTAAGATGGCCGATTACACCATCGTTTACACCTCCCGAAGCCGAAACGTTCGCACGGAGCTTAAAAACTACATCTGGAATGATAAAAAAGCAGGTATTCCCATTGACAAATGGAATCACTCAATTGATGCAATACGTTACGCGTTCGACTTTCTAACGAAAAACGATCCTAACGCCAAACAGAAAACTAAACGAGCGGCACAGGCCGTACGATCACCTAAAAGAAGGGTAAGACGATGACACTAGAACAATTACAGCAGCTACTGGGCGGCGAATACAAAGCCCTGTATGAAGTTATCAGTAAAGGCCAACGAATTATAAAGCTTGGTTCCAAGACAATGACGGTGGAGCAGGCCATGCGCCAGTATGATCCATTTTTGCATGACGTCAACGATCCAAACATTCGGGAAAATAGAATATTGGAATTTGAGGGCGAGGAATACGTTGACACAATTACCGGTGAGACAAAGAGAGCTTCGGAAACGGATGAGCAGTCAGTAAATAGGTTACAACTCGCACGTCAACAGCAAATTGTCCAGTCGGCCGTATTTTTTGAGTGTGGATCTGATATCTCTATTGATTTCACTGGCAAGGAAAACGAAGAGAACTTCTTTGCGCTTATTCAGAAGGTGTGGACAGACAATAAGCTTTCCTACAAGACAGAAGATATTGTCGAGCGTCGGATGATCGAAACCCATTGCGCGGAGCTGTGGTATGACTTCATTGACAAGGATTACTGGAAGGGAACGCCACTAGAAGGAAGCGAACGTCGCCCTGGCATGATGCTTCTTTGCAAAGAAAATGGTGATGATATATTCCCGGTGTGGGATGAACATGACGGCCTTATTGCCTTTGGTAGAGGATATCAGACTGTTGACCCCATCACTGATATCAAAACGGTTCACTTTGATCTATACACGTCCGAGTTGATTGCGTTTGGTAGTCAAGTCGATGGAGCCGGATGGACCACAGAGGTAAAAGAGGGTTACGGTTTCCTTCCGATCATTTACCATTCGCAAAAGCGTCCAGAATGGGCGAACATCCAACCGCTGGCTGATCGCGAAGAAAACAACGTTTCGAACCTCGCAGATACAAACGATTATTACGGCGATCCTACTATGGTTGTTGAAGGTGACGCTGAAAGCCTACCATCCAAGGGCGAAGTAGCTAAGGTGATGCAGGTCAAGGGCGAAAACGGAGGACGTGGTAGCGTCTCCTTTGCCCAGCCGGATGCAATGGTCGATTCCAAGAAGATGGAATTTGATAAGCTGAAGCAGGAGCAATTTGATATCACCAACACACCGGATATCAGCTTTAACACGATGTCGCAGCTTATGAGTAACGGTACCAGCGGCATTGCTTTGCGCCTCCTATTTATGGGGCCACAGCTTAAAGGTAACAAGAACCAAAAGCGATTGAAAGAAATGCTCGTGCGCAGGTTAAACGTGATCAAAAAGATGTTGATCAGTTTTTCTCCTGCCGAGTTTCAAGATATGGAAGGGATTATGCCATCAATCAAGTTTAAGGATGCGCTGCCGGTTAACAAAACTGAATTGATCGGCGATGTATCGAAAATGGTATCAGCAAAGCTGTTAAGCCGGAAAACTGCTATGACCATCTTAGGTGAAGTATCGGATGTTGAAGCTGAGCTAGAGCAGATACTCGAAGAAGCGAAACAGGATCTGCAAATGGCCAAAGAAGCGCAGCCAATCGCACAACCAAAAATATAACGCATAATTATAATATTTATATAGTTTTTATTGCATATATAAATATTGTTTTTTACCTTTGAAGTATCGAAAGACATCAAGATAGTCCAAGTTCGAGAAGATTAACGACACGTAGTCGATTGGACGAATCGCATCAGCGGCCGTTCCCGAAAGGGTGAGCGAATCAAAACGCAATAAGGGGGAACAAATGCTTTCCCGTGGGTGTGCACCACGCATCCTATTGACTTGCGACGGTCGCTTATTTAACATTCTAAAGTGCTGGCATGCCACAACGTGAAGAACGTTCCGATGTAAGACCTTTATGGTATTCGGCTTGAAATCTGTAACAGTATGCCGCTTGGAAAGATGGCGGAATTGGTAGACGCTACGATGGCGCGACTTGGGATATAAATGCATTATGGATGTGTTAATGTATTCGCCCCCACATCGTAATCTCACAAATATTTACAGGTTCGAACCCTGTTCTTTCCACTTCATAATTTAGGTTAATAATTGGTTTGGTACCCGCGGGATCCTCCCCGTTTCCCGCGGTACATTTGGGGAAGTCGTTTAGAGGCTAGGACGCAAGATACCTGAGATCCGTTTTACGGGGAGGCCTTGAAACAGTGGTTCGAATCCACTCTTTCCCACGGAAACGCAACCCGTGCGCAGATATGCACAACGGATAGGCTTGACGATCGGGAATAGACCGATACTTTGACAGGATGGCGGAATGGTAAGCGCTAGGCCGAAAGCTGATTTTATAGGTTCGAATCCTGCTCCTGTCACAAAGGCAACATGATTTGGCATATCATGGAAAAAGATAGTTAGTCGGCCACGCAAGCGGTAAGTTTACCGTATGTACTTGCAAAAACTATATGTCCTATCTGAAAGGAAAGTTCTTGACTAAACCTGCTTAACCTTTGAAACGTAAAGGCACGGGGCTGCCTATTGGATGCAGGCGCTTAGCAGACGTGTTAAGTGATGGGGTGTTCGAATCACCACAGCCCCGCAACGCACATAGACAGATGGATACTGAAAGTAAGTTCTAATCGATGCTATCTGACGATATACGGAAAGACGTAGATGGATCAGTAAAAAGGCGATTTAGGTAGATAGATTATTACTGAGGATAGGTTGACAGCCGGGAAGAGACCGGCAGTTGTTTACTCCCCAACATTGTGATGATGTTGGGGAATTTTGTTCTAGTAGGGCCTTTTGCCTCCCAACCATCTAAGTAAACCCTCCCCGCCAAATAATGCGAAGACTATTAATCCGCCAATTAGCGTGATTAAAAGGAACATTACCCCGGCACAATTATGTATTTCGGCACGTTCCTCCGGAGTTTTCTCGGCCATCCTTTGATAATGCGCTTCATTTAGATTCCTTCTGCCATACTTGGTATTGGGATTATACGGTTTTCTCTGAGCCATCTTGATTTGGATTAGGCAGTCCTGGTCCAGCGCTATTCTTTGGGTACTCATTTCTGTAAAATGCAGACATTGCCTCGATGACGGTATTCATTTGTTGTATCTGCTTTTGCTGGTTTTCGACAATCTTATCGACTTTCCAATACCATAGCATTACTGATCTTAGGATGAAGAAAATAAGGAGCGATATGCCTATCGCGATTAATGCGCCTACTGCAGAACCAGTTCCATCGTTTAAAGCAGCTTGAAGAATTATTGTATTCATATTTTAAGAGGTTAATAACTCAAATTTAGTAAATAATTTCTTTTGAAAATTACGGTTTCCCTTATTCTTTATTGGTTGAGTTGTTTGTATATTGGCTGTAACAATTTTTAATCATGAAATTATGTCAGATGAAATATTAAAAGATATCTCGGAATTCGTTGGAGCATCCGTTGTGTCTAAAGAACTCCTCAAAAAAAGTGAAAATTTGCTTACTTCATTATTTGGACCATCGTTTAAAGAGTTTGGAGGACTTTTGTCTGACAATGTCAAGTTACGACGATTCAAAAATCAGGTTAAGATCTTTACTGAAGCGGAAGAATTTTTGAAAAATAACAATATTGAAGCCAAATCTGTAAACTTAAAAGTGCTCGCTCCTCTTATAGAATTCAGTTCTTTAGAAGAAGATGAAAGTTTGCAGAAAAAATGGTCTAACTTAACTGTCAATATTTTGAGAGGCGATTCTTCGATAATGCTACAACAGAATAGTATAACGGTATTAAATAAAATATCCACAGAAGATGCTGCGTTGATTGATATGATTTATGATGAATTACCTGTCAAAAAGAACAAGAGATTTCAGAAACAGAGGGGATATTCCAATGTTCAGAAACCTGAAGATTACCCCTCATCCACTTTTACATTCTCCGTTAAAGAAATACAGAAAAGGTACGGCCACACAATTGATGATATTGACTTGTGCATCGCCAATTTGATTTCCGTAGGGCTATTAAAATGGGACACTGATGTAGAAGTCACCGCGCAAAAATCGTCGGACGATCCGGATGACACTGATATTGATGTTGACATAAATGTATACAATGATAGTGAATTAATTATTACTAGATTTGGCGAAAAATTTGTTGAACTTTGTAGGGAAGTAGAATGAATAAACTAATTATTGTAGGGAACGGATTCGACCTCCATCACAAGCTGCCAACACAATATTCGGATTTTGTTAATTGGTTTTTTGAGCAAGAATTTAAAAACGCCATCGAAGCCGGTTCACGGATTAATTCGTTCTTTACAATTAAATGTACAGAGATAAATTCTACAAATGGTGCTGTTAGAATAGACAGCATTAGTGAATTACGTACATTAGTCCCTAAGATGTTACCTGAGCGAGGTGGTCTGCCCAATATCGAGATCAGAATAAACGATGCCGTTTATTTATTCAATTTTGAATATACTTCAGACTTTTTTTCCGCAATATCTACCCATTACGAAAATATGAAATGGGTAGATATTGAGATGATTTATTACAGAAAGCTTTCCGAATGCTTAGCCTTGTATAGGGATCATAGATATAAGTTTGATAATACTATTAAAAAACTAAATGAAGATTTATCCTCATTAAAAGATCTTCTTTGCGAGTACCTTTCTATTGTGAGTAACATTAGAGAGATCGACTATAATTTTAACTATTGTGCGGAAAAACCCGTTGATAAAAATTCCATAGTCGACAAACACCATCTGGAAGGCTTAAATAGAGATCAGTTTGAAGATGGAGGTGATAGGTATATAATTCCGAAAAGTGTAACTTTCTTAAACTTCAACTACACCGGATTGACATACAAACTGACTCGTAATAGTTCGTTTCGAACAATAGATATTCATGGCAGACTCCATAGTAAGGAAAACGCCCCAATTTTCGGATATGGAGACGAGATAGATGAAGAGTATTTCTTAATGGAAAAGACTAATGAGAACGATTTTCTCACGCACATAAAATCATTCGGTTATTTCGCAAACAACAATTATTCTGATCTGGTGAATATTCTTGAGTCGGGATCTTATATAGTTTACGTTTGGGGACATTCATGTGGTCTTTCAGACAGAACGCTGTTGAATATGATTTTTGAACATGATAATTGTGCCGCTATCCAACCCTTCTATTGGCAAAAAGACAGGTTCACTGACGACTATATACAGATAACTCAGAATATTTCTCGTCACTTCAAAGATAAAAAGAAGATGAGAAATCGACTTTTAAATAAAAAATTTTGTAGTCCCCTCGGAAGTCAGTAAATTCCCGCTTGCATTCCCTTTAATAACTATAATCAATGAATTCCAAGAACAGTTTAACATACAATCCTTTCTGTCAAAAAGTAATATCCAATATTTTTTCTCTGGCAAGCAATTGTTCAATCCGTTTGTTCGCAAAAGTAAAATTCAAAAGTCTATTTCTTCTAATATTTGTCCTATCAATAATAGATGGGATGGGGCAAGAGTTCGTCAAAAACTTAGGAAGCGTCAGAGTAGCATTCGATGGGAAAGCTCCAAAGGAGTTCAAGCATACTGATGAAGACTTAACGATATCTATTCAAGATGTAGGCATGGGTTACGTTTACTTCAATGTTCGTAACAACTTAGATAAAGCCATATCATTTCAATGGCCCAGCTCCTACTACGTAATATCAGAAGAAACCATTCCTGTTAAGGATGCCAGCGGAGCGACTGCACAAATGCTGGGTATTGAAGTAAAGGAAGCTAATAGCGTATCTCCGCCTACTATAATAGCTCCGGAGTCTAAAGTGGTGTTAAAGTGTGCTACCAATAGCGCAGTCCTTTTCGATTACCGGAAGGCAAACAAATACTTTCAAGAGAATGGCAAGCTGCCGAATGATCGTGCAGTCCTGCAGTTCGAGATCAACGGTGCCAAAGTAGACAAAGTGATACCTATCCAAGTCTACACCAGCAAGATCAAAAAAGCGCTAAAGAAATAAAAAAATGGAATACGTTATTGACAAGAGAGCAGTCACACAGTGGGGGAAATCTTCAATCAGTTTTGTGAATTATCAAAACTACATTAGTTTAAAAGCTGACCAATTTGAATTGGGGTTAATAGACCTTCTTTATATTTCGAATTTTAAGGGAGGAAACGCAACGATAAATGAGCCCGAATATTTAATCAATGAAAAGCTAATATGCTATTCAAACATCTTGAGAAGCATCAATAAAGAATACTCGACTTTTACATTAGCTGATCTCGACATTGACAAACTTGACCGTTTATCTCTAAAAGTTGAAGAAATTTGCTCACTCACAACAGTTGGGTCGGAACAAAAAATAGATGGCTTCAGCGTTTCTTATTTGTCGGCGCTATTGAACGCGTATTTCCCTTATCTTATTCCGATTTTAGACAGAAGACTATTAATAAATTTAGGTCTTGTAACTGCAGTAGACGTGGACAAACAAGGGCAAATTAAATCTCTTCCGAAATTTTATAGGCCTTTAATGAATAGAATGCGTGAGCTCTCCATTAGCTCCGGGAAAAATATCAGAGAAATCGACAAAGAAATATTTAGTAGAAAGTTGTTTTTTTCTTAACTATATAAATCGCCTCCACTCGGAGGCTTTTTCTTTTACAATTAATAATACAAAATATTCTTAGCACCTAATAAGGCGGTCGAAATTCGTTCGCTCTCTCTCACATGCGGAAATTTGTGACTACGATTTTAAACATAATCATAACGCATGAATATTCAAGAGCGAGTTTTAGCAGTTCTGAAACCATTAGTTGCAAGTAATGGGTTCGGAGCGACGACAGTTGAAGGGTTGGCAACAAACCTCAGTGCAAGCCTGTCAGACGAAAGCACGGATGAAGATATTATAGCGGCTATAGAGGGGGCTAAGCCTTATTTCACATTGATGCAATCGGAGAATACCCGTTACATCAACGAATACAAGAAGAAGAACCCAACGCCGCCCAATCCTAATCCACAACCAAACAATCCAAATCCAGCTAATCCTGCGCCACAAGTGGACAAGATTTCGGAGTTGGAAAAGAAAATCGATCAGCTTTTGCAGTACAATAATTCCCTTTCGCTTACGCAGAAATGGGAGAAGCTAGCAGAAGCTAACGGTATCAAAAACGCCACTTTGGTAACAAAATGGCAGCCACAAACAGAAGAAGAGTTTGACAGCGCAATGGAGGATCTCAAAGCCTTCAACAAAGATCACGTAAAGCAAAACGCGAACGATAGATCACCTGGTAAACCGAATGCTGGAGGCGCACTCCCTGAAGCGTCAAAGACATTGACTGCTACAGGAAAACAGGTATTAGAAAACCTGAAAGCTCAAAACGAGCGCAACAAAACCAACTAAGGAGGAATTATCAATGTTCAACGTTCAAAGAGAAACTTATAACGCCGGTATTCCGGTGTTTCAGCACGACAAATCATTGCAAGTGCTGACTGGCGGTTTCACGCTTAATGTTTCAGGATATCCAGACGGCGCCATTATCGGATCCGGTACGGTTATCATGGTTGACGAATCTGCACGGGCCGCAGTCGCTGTAAAAACGGCTGTAGTGACCAAAGCAATCGCAACCGCTGATACATCAATCGAAGTCGCCAAAGGACATCCGCTAGCTGTGGGTGACAAGGTAAATGGCAAAACCATTTCCGCTATCAACAAAGCCGAAACGACACACGATGTAGTGGAGCTGGCCGCCGCCTATGGCAAAGCTGAGGCAATTGGCAATAAAATCGGTTCAGGTGATGGCAACGCTTTGCTATACAATCCTGTGCAGGTCAAAGCCGGGAATGTGCATACAGTAACAGCTGTTGTCGGGGGTATGGTGTATGCAAGACGTATCGGCTTCGTTTCAGCAGCGACTAAAGCGGCATTGCCAAACGTCATTTTTTCACAAACAAAGTAATTAGGGGATAATGGAATATCAAAAATCAAAACTATTAGCGTTTTTGGCTGCTGAGGGATTAACCCCTGATGTGATCTTGGAGGCAAACAATACGCGCTTCGCTCCTACTTGGTACCAGCGGTACTTTAGAACGGAAGCGCCGAGTGTCTCACTCGACTTTACCACTGTCATCGGAGAAGATGGCATCGAGTCATTAGCATCCGTAATCAGCCGTGAATCTGAATTTACTTTACGTGCTCGTAAGGGTATCGAAAAGTTAAAAGGCGAAGTGCCTGCGATCGGTGTAAGACGTAAATTGAATGCGCAGGAGCTACGTAACATTGAGTTGCTATTGACCTCTCCATCTGTTTCAGGTTCACAACGGCTTACTTCGATCATCACAAGCATGATCGATGATTACCTATACACCCGTAACTCTGTCGCTCGTCGAGTTGACAGTATGGTAAAACAAGGCCTATCTACCGGCCGTGTCACAATTGATACCACAAATAACCCAGATGGTATTGTGTTCGATGTGCCTGTTATCAAGGACACGAATATTACGCCTGCGTCGGGAGATTGGGCAAATCCTGATCATGATATCATCGCTGACATCAATCGGGAGACACAAGCAGCAGAAGATGCTACGGACGCACAACCCATCAGCAAGATTTTGATCACTCGTTCTTTGTGGAGAAAGATCTCCACCAATAAGTCTGTTCAGAATTACGTAAAAGCGTACATCGGAAACAGTGGTGCGAAGTACGTGCCTACGTTGGTTAATGTGAATTCGGCACTGGAAGAAAACCTATTGCCGACTTTTGAAATTGTGGACGACAAAGCGGCAGTGGAGACCGATGGTGTTCAATCTAGCTTCAGCTCTTGGAATGCTGACAATGCGATCTTTATTCCAGGCGGAGAATTGGGAGTTATTCATAATGCTTTGGCCGATGAGCAGCTAAATCCTGTAAATGGTATTGAGTATATTGTTTCCGACAATATCTTGCTATCACGCTGGAGAGAGCGTAAACCATTGGCTGAGATCACAGAAGCTGAGTGGAATGCTTTCCCTGGTTTCAAAGCTGCGAAATCAATTCGCATCATCAAAACTAAGGGAGAATAACATGACCATTAAAGAAGCCTTTCAGCAGTTTCTTGGCATCGATGTAGATTCGAAAGCGGTAGAGTTAGCATTGATAAACGCTGGCCTTGACGGCGCAAGCGATTACAGTGCTGCTTTGCTGCCTATCGTAGAAAAAAGTACTATTGATCTGTTGTTTCAGTCAATAGCTGTTACTTCGGAATCAGAAAGCCAGTACAGCACTTCAAAGGATGCTAAGCTAATGCGTGACAGGCTTCTTTATTTAGCTCGTAAATACGGGCGGGGTGATATTCTGAAAGCCTTGACGAGCTCCGTAAGGGTGAAAGACATAAGCCGGATCCGATGATCAAAAAACGAATTCATACGCTACATGCTTCGATATTAGAAAGCATACCTCCCTACGAAGATGGAAATGGAAACATGATTTTCCCGGAGTCTAACACGCGAGACATAACTGCCTCGTGTAGAGCGGAAAGCGGTACAAAAGATGGGCAGAGGCTTGTGAAAGGAGGTGTAGCCCTCGAATATTCGTACCTAGTGTTCACTGATCAATCAATTGATGCTCTCCCGCTCAATACCTTGGTGAGGATCACAGTTGACGACACCAACGAAGTTTTTGGAGAAGGTGAGGTTATATATTTTGAGCGTGGGCAAAGAGTTGTTAGAATATGGCTGTCTTAATAAAACCAAAGTTTAACGTTTCCGAGGTCAAAAAGGAGATAGCCGATTACAAGCTAAAGATGCTTGAAAAAGTCGTTTCCATATTAGTATCACTTGCTGACACTATTGCGGAGGACCTTCGAACGAATGCAGACTACGTGAACCATTCATACAATTTGCGAAGTTCGTCCGGCACAATTGTTTTTAGAGATGGCCTTATCATCCACGAAAATTTTAAGCTAATGGGCGATGGATCTGAAGGATTAGCGAAGGGTAAAAAGGTCGCTGAGGAAAACGTACCGCCATCTGGCATAGGAATGATGCTTATCGCAGGAGAAGACTACGCCTCTTACGTTGAGGCAAAGGACAATAAATGGGTTATCACGGGCAGCTCCATGATGCTTGCTCGACTATTACAAGGAATGGTATGACAGCAGCTGATGCATTAGATCATTTATTTAATCTAATATGGGCCAGCTCGCTCAAAACTGGTATCAAAGGCACAGTCAGACGATACTTCCGACCTACAAATAGTGCTTTGGAAGATATAACTGTAAATGTTTTAAATGGTGATTTTGAGCAGCTTCAAAGCGGAATATTTCCAGTTAACATATATGTCCCTAATCCAAAATACACAAACGTTGTAGATGGCCGACAGGTAACTATGATGGATATCCCCGACCAGACACGCATCAAAGTCCTTTCTGCGCTATGCGAGATTGTATTGAAGTGGCATTATGATAAAAAGAAGCATGTTCTGGTCGAGCTGGTCAATCAAATCATTCTTCCCGAAGCGGAGCAAACGATAATTAACAACAGAGTAAAATTAACTATTAAAAATCTATAGCTATGGCAGTAGAAAAATCAAGTTTAGGATTAAAGCGGATCGGCATAGCTGATGTACTTCCGACAGCATTACCTACAGTTTTTACAGAACTGGAAGATGCTCAGATCGATTCTGCATCCGTAACGGAGTCGGAACCGACAACCGAAGATGTGCGTATCGAGCAGAAAAAAGGCATATATCGAAGAATAGAAACGGCGGAGGGCTCAACCGTATTTACAGTTCAGCTGTACGATGTATCAGCGGATAACATTGCCGCATTGAAAGGTGGTACCGTCACTCCCGCGACGGCGCAAGTAGGAAAACGCTGGGCAAGAAAGGAAACTGTAGAGGTCACAAAGGCACTTGAACTTGTGACTTTGGATGATTACAAGATCTACATTCCCAATGGATACGTAATTGCGCTAATCACATGGGCATTGTCAAAATCGGCGTTAGCGACTATTACATTAACAATTACGGCACAAGATCATGAGTTGGGTGATATCTTAATAGAGGAACCTCTGGAAGATTAAAAATAGTTGATGTGCTAAGAAGCCCTTATAAGATATTGTAAGGGCTTTTGTATATAACTAAGAAGTATATTAATTATATCCTACAAAGTGCAATGAACGATAATAAAATCTTCGAAAGCTTCGCTGAGAAGCCGCTAGAATTTACTTTTACACTTGAACCGCGGAACTGGTTCGAAAAGCTCTTATTCAGATTCAAAGTTCGCCCTAATGTGCGGGTTGTTCACGTGAAACCAATAACATTCGGCGCCCGTGCCTTGTACAGCAAATATGCTCTAAAGCTAGACATTGACAAGATTGCGAAGGACGTTTCAAAGACAAGAGCGCAGCTTTTGGTTAGTGAACATATCGATGCCTTAGTTATGGCCATAGCTATCGTTCTGAATAATAAAGAATCTGTACCGCCTAAATGGATGCTTAGAGAGATACGCAATTTGTCCCAAGTGGAATTGAACGACCTTCTGCTATTTGTCCAAGCTAGTATCGATACAGATTCTTTTCTAAGTTCTATCATCTCGATAAACGGGATGAGCCTCAAAACGGAGGAGATAATAGCCCCCGAAGAAAGCGAAAGCCCGGTACGTACAAAATAAACTACTGGGAGATTGTCGGAAACGCAATGAAATACTGGGGGCTAACATTTAGTGAAGCGCTTTGGTCAGTCAGCTATCAAAATCTAATTATGCTGAATATGAGCGTACCGCAATACGACAAGGATGGCAACAAAATAGAGCCTCCTGCAGAATTAACAAGTAAAGATTTAGCCGCAAGATTTAAAGGCAGAAAGAAAAAGGATAAATAATGGCTATCGAGCTTGATGGTAAACCGCTAAAATTTACGGCTGAATTTGACAGCAGAGAGGCTGAGCAAAATTTAGATTCCTTCTTGAAAAAGATTCAGGATGTTAACAGCCGTGGTGTAGGAAATACGTCTGCTCAAAAAGCTGCTGCTAAAGCATCTGGCCAATACAACTCTATCCTTGACGATGCTACTACTGCGTTTGATGCGTTCGCCAATAAATCTAAAGACTTTTATTCTGAGATAGCAAAAGCTGAACTTGCCCTTCAAAAAATCCGGAATGAGCAAAACCAGCTTAACAAAGAGTTTCGTGATGGTATCACCACGGAGCAGGATCATATCAATAAGACCGCTCAATTAAATGCCCTTCGTGACCAGCTTTCGGAAAAGATTCGTAACAACAAAGCGGAACTAAAATCATATGCTGATGAGGCTAAAAAACAGACTACGCCCAAGTTTACCGCACAAGACACGTTGAATGAGCTTGCTGGGGCACACGGCGCTGGGAGCGGTTCACCTTTGCCAACCCTATCTGTAAATGAAGCCTTCGCAAAGGCAAACAAGCAGGCAATTGCCGAACTGAATTCTGAACTCGATGAGCTTAACAAAAAGCTGAAGGCCGGATCCATTACCAATGAGCAATACGCCAAAAGCAGTAAATCTATTGGTGATAAATTAGATGCGCTTAATGAAAATCAGAAGCATTTTACTGATAGCGTAAGTCAATCCGGGCAAATTGTTGCACAAGAAGGCCAAAAGCAAAAATCGGTTCTTGATACTCTTTCTTCAGAATATAAGGAGCTTCTTCAAGATGCTACATCCGCATATTCAGGTGTTGATTCGCAAACTAAATACTTAACAACTTCCCTTTTAAAGCTAGAAACGGAAAGCAAGGATATCGCCGCTGCGCAAAAGGAGGTAACTGCTGCTTTCAAAAATGGTGACATCACCCAGAAGCAATACACCGACTCCACCAAAGCACTTATGGTGCAGCAAAATGCAGTTAAAGGTAGAATAGCTGAGACCAAAAGAGAGCTGAACAGCTTAGAGACTGTCGAGCGTAAAACTATTGGCTCTATTGCAGAAAAGACGGCTAAGCTTACTCAACTCAAACTCAAATATGATAACCTTTCCCGTGCCCAAAGGGAAAATATTAACGTTGGTGGCAAGCTACGTAAAGAATATCAGGATCTAGTTAAGGAAATTGAAAGGCTAAACCGCGCGCTAAACGGAACCCGAGGTCAAGGCATTTCTTCGTTGTTGGGATCCGCAAGAGGTATTGCCGGCGCTTTAGGCATTACTTTCTCTGTGCAGCAGCTTGTTAATTTTGGTAAAGAGCTGTATGACATTGCCAGAGAAGCTGAAGGTATAGAACTGAGGTTTGCGAAAATCGGGGATACTCGCGGTCTAGAAAAGCTTCGCACTGCGACCCGAGGCACCGTATCGGATCTAGAGTTAATGAAACTTGCTGTCAATGCGGACAATTTCCGTATCCCCATGGATGTCTTGGCAAAAGGGTTGGAATTCGCTACTCGACGGGCGTCAGAAACTGGACAGAGTGTTGATTATTTGGTAAACTCATTTGTTACGGGATTGGGTCGCAAGTCCAAATTAATTCTGGATAATTTAGGTATTTCCGCTGTCGAGCTAAATGACGAAATCAGCAAGACTGGCGATTTTGCTGCCTCCGTAGGCAACATCATCGAACGCGAGATGGCTAAATCCGGAACTGCAGTCGACGGGTTAACTGAAAAAACGAATCGCCTTTCGGTAACGTGGGCTAACTTCAAAAAGAATCTCGCTGAAGGTATTGCTGATTTCTTCGTGCCTGGTAGGCCAAATGCCGATAATGTCGAAAAACTTACGGAGGCCTATAAAAACAGTTTTGAAGCTATCAAAGGTTATAGTGATGATGCAAGAAAACGTTTCATAGACAATTCGCAAAAGCAGCTATCAGAAGTAAATAAGAATATTCAAAATCTCACTATAGATAGTCCTGCATTTAAAAAGCTTTATGAAGACAGCAAAAAGGATCGGAGCCTTTTAAAACGTGAAACACCTGATGATTATTTAGCGAGATTACAAAAGCCTTTGATCGAGCAGCAGCAAGCGATACAAGCTACTTTAGCTTATGCTCGTGGCGTAACTTCCGAAATGGCTATTCAAGCGCGTCAAGCAAAAGGCATTTTCTCCATGGCAGAGGTTCAAGAAAAGCTGGAAGATGCTAATCTAGTCTACAAAAATTCAGTCGGCGATGCCAAGCGTGCGGAGGCGAAGAAAGAAGTCGATAAATGGCAAAAGCTGTATGACGACATGAATATTAAATCGTCTAAAAAGCAAGAATCTGCAGCTGAAAAACTTCGGAAACAAATCCAAAGGGATGAAGATGAAAGAGTAAAGCTTCTTGATAGTTGGTCTAAGGCAGATGCCGACTATTTAAATAAACAGATGTCTCGTGATCAGCAGGAAATAGAAAGTGTCAAAAACAAGTACGCTGAGATCCGAAAGGCTATTGAGAAGTACAATAGAGATACAAAGGGGAAACGGATATCCCTTGTTGGACTAGATACTAGCATGCAAAACTCCATAACTGCAGTTCAAGATCGACAAGCTACGGATAAAAGAATTAAGCTTTATCAGCAAGATTATGAGAACTACTCCAAATACGAGAATTTAAAACTTGAGCTTGGAGAAGAGGTCGCGGACGGTCAATATGGAAAATACAAAACTGCATTAACTAAGATTGGTGCAGAGTATGCCGGATTAATTTCAAAGATGTTCTCTATTGGGTTGACGTACAATGAAACCTCACTGTTCAAAGCTTTAGATAGTGTAATGAAAGATCAGGGAGACAAGCAAAAAGGTGCCTTCAACACGTTATTATCCCAATACCAGACGTACACTCAAAAAAGGGTACAATTAACGGAAAAGTTTAACAAGGAACTTGCTGATTTAGAGGCTAAGGGAGAAACTGATAGAGCAAAAAGAGCAAAGCAACTTTTCGATGAATCGCAAAAGCAGCTTTTCATCGATGAGGTAGAAGATAGTCCGGAATACAAAAAAGCTATCGAGAATATTGAGAGATCTTCCCAAACGTTGCTCTCAAGTGCTTTCAAGATTGGGAAGGAGTCTGTCTACAAGATTATCGACGGTATGACCGATGCGAGCAACGAGCAAAAGGCAAATCTAAAAAAAATCTTTAGCGAATTTTTCGATCAAGGCGAGCAAGCTGCTAACGAGGGGATGCTAGGTAGAATTGCACAGATGACCGATGGATTCGGACAGTTGGTGCAAAGTTCGTTTCAATTTAAAGACAATCTAGATGGTGGATTAGAGACCATCTCAAATATGCTCCGTACAGCTTCGCAACTTTCACAGGTACTAGCTGAAAACCAACGAAACGAAAATGGAACGCTGAATGAAGCCGGGAAGGCTTTGTCGTCCATTGGAGCGATTGGAGCTATTGCCGGAGCGCTTTTTTCTCTTGGATCTGCTATTTCTAACGGGTTCAATAGAGCGCGGGAACAGGCTAACGCAGAAATTCAACAGCAATACGATTTTCAAAACGATCGGCAGCTCAGAGTAACTGAAGCTGTTACAAAGGCACTTGAACGTCAGCTTGAGCTTATCACAGAAATCTATGGAGCCGATCGGTTGGATAAATATGCTGAATCTTTAGAGAACATCCGCACAAACTGGATAGATATCAACAACCAGTTGGCCGGTCGCTATATGCTAACTAACAACGATCAATTCGCCAATGATATTCTTCGCAGGTTAAATAATGGCGAGACTCAGAAGCAAATTTTAAAGTCTTGGTCGGTCACCTCGAAGGAATATTGGCGCGCGAATAACGTGCTAGAAAACTTGGATATGTTTCAGCGGCTAGAAAGTCTGCCACAAGATATCAGCAAGGCGCGTGAGCAGCTTGCTGCATTGCAATATCAAGCTAATTTGGGCAACGTAGACGATTATACGCAGAAACTTATCGATCAACTGCAAGCACAGATAGATCTTTACGACGAAACTCTGAACAAACTACGCGAGGAAACCACAGGTAACGCGTTTTCTTCATTATTGAGCGAAGTAAGCCAATTGTTTTTGAACGAGGGCCAAAACGCTGCTCAGGCTTGGACGGATGGTTTTGACAAGGTGATGGAAAACTACATGATGCAAAAATTTTCACGTGATTACCTACAGGAGAAAATGCAATCATGGTATGAGACTATGGCGACATTTGCCGAAGACGGAATTGACGAGAATGAGCGCAAGGAACTTCGCAAACAATGGGATGCAATCCGGGCAGAAGGTGATAAGCGCATAGAAGACATGAGAAAGGTTCTCGGGCTAGAAGACAGTAAAAGCTCTTCACTCAAATCCGAATCTATCGCTCAATCCATTACAGAATCCACCGGCTCCGAAATTGTCGGCACATTCCGCGCGGGCTATGATATATGGAAGCGCCAGCTTAATGCTATGGAGCTACAGGGTAAAACGCAGGTATCACTTCTGCAGGTGGCCAATGATAAGCTGCTTGTGCTTAACGCGATCAATGTGAATACGGCTAATACCGTAGCAAGGCTTGATACGGCCGTCAAACACCTTCAGAACATCGATAAAAATTTGGGAGGGGCATATGCTAGGAACTAGTTTTAACGGTAAGACGCAGGAAGCGCTTGGCATCCACTTTAAACGCGGCACCTTGTACAATCAGCTGCTACGTTTCCCGAAGCCAAAAGAGCGCTATTCCTATGACTGGAAGAATGAACACGGGAAAGAAGTTGACGAGGTAAGCCCAACAATTTACGAAGCAATTCAGTACACCGTCAGCTGCTATCTGGAGGCGAAAGACCTTCCAGACTTCATGGCCAAGCGTGCGGCATTCCTAGCGATTCTTTCTGATCCGAAAGGCTTCATCTTGACCAGCCATACACTCGGTTTGTCTTATAAGCTTCGCTACATAGACAGCCCATCATTCAGCACGCTAACGCCGGTATGGTCCGGGGGCAAGCTGTACGCGGAGTTTACATTGACACTCGAAAACAACTATGCCCCTACGATCAACGTGTTCGAGCTTGCTGATGAGGAAAGCTTGATCGTTACAGAGTCCGGAGATCAGATATATGTCGAGGCATACTCGCAAAACTTTTAATACGCAACTAAGTAAATGGAAATACAGGTATACAGAAAACAGGTCGAGACGGTAAAGCTACCGTTAAATGTCTCCACGTTCAGCGATGCGCTGATGGGGGCGCATGAGCTTGTATTTGATTTTACTGTGCCTGTTCTACTTGATATCCAAGTTGGAGATTACATCACCTACAAGGGTGAGCGAATGAACGTTAATCTGGTACCGACGTATGGCCATGATGGAATGAACATCTATTGCATCATATTCCAAGGCGTTCGCCATGATCTAGAGCGCTGGCTGCTAAAAGATGAGGGTTCGCCATACGTGGAGTATTTCGGTACGTTGGACGATTATATGTTCATGTTCCTGGAATCGGTCAATGCGAGTGATAGCGGCTGGACGCTTGGCAACCTCGACAAGACAGAACCTAAAGCGTTAGTATTCGATAACGTGTACCTATGGGATGCGTTGACGATGATCGCCGAACTATTTGAAATGGAGTGGATCATTCGGAGCAAGCAGATCAGCGTAAAGAAAACGGTTGGTGCTGTTCGTGCGCTTTCATTCTCTTATGGTAAAGGCAATGGCCTTTATAGCCTAAGCCGCGAGAACATCGACGGAGGTAGGATCATCACCCGTGCTTTCGCTATCGGCGGTTCACAGAACTTGCCTGCCGGATATGGTCCGAAACGGCTCACCATGCCGGGGCATATCGAAGATGCAGCAGCTATCGCGGCTTACGGACTTAGGGAGGGATCGTATAGCAATGAAGATATTTATCCGCATCGCACAGGGACCGTTAGCGGAATCGATCAGATCAATGAGGGAACGTGGGTAGTTGCCGATAGCGAACTGGATTTCGATCTCAATGGGCAGCGTATTGCCGGCACCGATGCACAGATCGTATTTACCTCCGGCGCTTTAAATGGGCAGACTTTTAAGATTCTTTCCTATAACCATACGTCCAAAGAAATTCGCTACGAAGCGAATAAGGACAGTAATGGTAAGTTATCACCTGCCGATCTGTTTCGGGCGGAGATTGGAGACAAATATACCATCGTGGGAATTCGTATGCCGCAGTCCTATGTTGACGCAGCGCTTGCAGAGCTTAAAGGAAAAGCACAGGAATATCTTGACAGCAATAAAGTGCCACGTGTCCGATATTCGCTCGAAATTGACTTATACCGTGCAAAGGTTCAAAACTACACATTGAATGCCGGGGATATTATCAATGTCAAGCATGATTCAATCGGACTGGATGCCGATATACGGGTAACTACCGTTTCCTATCCTGGACATTTTCCGGACGTACTGGAAAACGGCATGCGCTTCACTTCGGAGATTGCAAACGAGGTTACCTACAACCGCATGCAGAAGGTTGAGAAAGACATCAAGGAGACGCGTAACGTGGTAACCCGGGTAAGCCGCACCTCGTGGGAGAATGATCGCCGGAACGTGGTTGCATTGAATGAATTTATTGGTAAGGTACTGGATCCTGATGGCAACCTGCAGGAGCCATTGCTTAAAGCAATCGTGGGTTTCTTCGGTACCCAGTCCATGTTCTATGATCTAGACGGTGTAACCTATGAAACTAATGTCGGCGGCAATCCTAATGCTTTTTCGATCAGTGGCGGGAGGTTGATCCATAAGGTTTATAAGATATCACCTGACATGTACATATGGAACCTTTCAGCGCTTTCGGTATCAGCACTGGATCCTTTGAAACCGTATTATCTCGCGGCCAAGTGTAGCCGCACGGCGCTTACTGGTGAATGGGTGCTATCAGAAACGCAATTCGCGACAGAAGCTGAAGCAGGTTATTGGTATTTCAATCTTGGCATCTTATCGAGCGTGATCGAGGGGAGCAGGTCACTTGAATCGACTAAAGGCTATACGATGATATCGGGAGGTCAGATCGTTACTGATACCATTTCGGCCTATCAGATCAATGTTGAGCGGTTGTTTGCGCAGCTCATTAGTGTTGGATCGCAGGGATTCGAAAAAGCCGGTATATCTGGTCTAGCAGATCGCGAGCACCTTTCGCAAAGATTCTGGGCAGGAGCTACAGCAGCTAATCGGTATGACGCACCATTTCAGGTACTAGAAGATGGAAGCATGAAAGCATTCAAAGGTGAAGTAGGTGGTTTTAAGATCGACTCCAATTCTTTACGTGTCGGAACAAATGATACGTGGGATGTTAACGGCCGATCGGTATTTCTGACACCTGAATACTTTATGCTTCGGGAAAACGGAACCATCCGTGGCCAGCGCCGCGAATTCTCTTGGAACCTGTATAAAGAGCAATTCGGGGCAAGACAGTCCGCAGCCACTTCAATATTCAATACGGTGGCTACAGCTGATCCGCAGTTTCCATACACGAACGTAGCACTGGAACTGGATGCAAAGAATGGTAACCACAATTACGCTTTATATGTGCAAAGCGGGATGTCGCGGTTTAAAGCAATAGCGAAAGCATTTCAGACCATCACGGGCACTGGGCAAGCTATAAATGAAGAGTTCTCGATGGTATTTATTAATCCAGGAGTTGTTCCCGGGAACATTCCGCTTCCCAGCTACCCTGAGCTCGGCTATCAGGTGACGATCAAAAATCTGAGCAACAACGATTTCTTCCTCGTGTCGAATAATGGATCGATCATACAGGAGAACGGTTCAGCAACTAGTTCCAACAGTTTCAGAAGATATGCTATCAAGACTTTCTTCTTTAAAGGAGACTACTGGATAGAGATGTTTCAACAAAGTAATAACTAACAATTAATTAAGATATGGCAGAAATGGTATGGCCAAGAGATGCGAAGGCCAAAAAATACGCGGAAGTAAAGCAGATCATGACCGACACTGGCGATGATAAAACCATCGGCAAGATCAGCAAGGATGAACTGAAAAACGGGCTATTCATTGATGGCGCTGAACTTGATCCCATAAAAGGCGGTGACACATCTGCAGCTGCTACGGTTATTGCTCCTGGTCCTGCTGGGCAGATGCGAAAACGTGAAGCATCGCCGGGATGGTATTCAGTGAACGGTAGCGCAATTGAGGCGGCTAAGGGTAAACGTTGGGTCTGGGGATGGAGCGGAACTGCATGGTCGCTGTATAATATGGGAGATCTTCCTAAAACGCCTGCCGTGAATAGTCTTACGTCAACTTCAACGGAAGATGCGCTGTCTGCGAATCAGGGGCGCGTGCTTGATGGAAAGATAACTACTACTATGGAATCTATCCCCGATGTAGAGCCTTTGGAAACCGAAGTTGAAGCGATTAGTCTTAAAGTAAACGGCATTCCCGATCAATTTGAGGAATATAAGTCGCAGGTGGTGCAAGGATCCTATTTCGGTTCAAGGGGAAATCTTTTACCAACTCCTGCATCCGGAAATATCCTTTCTGATGATTCTAGGGCAGGGTATGTGCTATTGCAGGGATTAGCAGCCGGTACAAGGATCCGCATTGCTAGTAAAACGGAAAACATAGGATCGACAAGCCGGCCGCTCTATGCCTTTACCAATGCTTCTAATCAGATAAGAGCAGTAGATGTTTCAGGACAAATGGATAAGGACACCTATAATGCACCGATAGACGTGATATGGCCAGATAATGCGGAAGCTGTCAGGATGTATATCAATGTGCGGATGGCAGGCGGATGGAGTAACCCAGATTCCCGTTTTTCTGTCAAGCGAATGATTCCTTCGGGAGATAAGGGCATGGCGCACGTAGTGGAGGAACACAGTGAGCGGTTGGATCTTGTAGAAACTGAACTAGATGTGTTGCAGGGCGAACTTGGGAATACAGATATTTCTGCAAAAACGATCAAACCATCATCCCCACTACTGAGCAGCTATAGCAGTGAGAACTTTGCCGCGGCCAAGTTTTATGCGCGCCGTTTCGGGGTGGAATTATTACGGATGCAGATCGCAGGTGCAAAGAACATATATCTTGCTAGTGATGGAGCGGATAGCAATAATGGATTATCCGAAGCTACAGCTGTACGGACAATCGCAAGAGCTGCGGCACTTATGGCAAGCGGTGATGCTTTGCTTGTAAAGCGCGGGTCAGTTTTCGAGGAGTACGGTATCATTCAGAACAAAAATAACATACTGATCAATGTCTATGGCTCGGGGGCAAATCCTCTATTCAACAACCTCGTCACTATTCCGTCAGGTAGTATTGAAAAGGTCGCAGGTTACAACAATATTTACCGCTTCCAGCGATCATACGACGCATGCGTGAAAGATCGCGGCATGGCGGTGGTATTTGTGGACGGTGTTCGTTGTGGCAGGGATATACAAAACTATATGAACCTGACCGAAGAGCAGGCAATGCCATATCTGGAAGCGAATCCGGGCAATGCCGCGTGGTTCTCCCAAAGATATAGTGCCGGATGGCCAGCCGGAAACTACTATATGTATTTCTCTTTGGCTGACGCTCCATCCAACCACAAGATCGAGAGCGTGAACAAATGGAGCGCTATTCTTGAGATCACCAACTGTAAGAACGTAGACATCCGTCATATAGAGCAGCGCGGAAGTGGTTTTCGTGATGGCGTAGCCTATGGCTCTACGGAAAACGTGTACTGCGAGGATTGTGGGTTTTTGGATCATGCGTGGCACGGGATTGTTTACAACGATATCGCTTTCCACGATTGCCGGATAATTTCCAGAAGTGGTGCTGTAGGCTATCAGTATCACTGGTTGTCAAATTCTTTACGTCATCCGGATCTGATCATATCCAAGCCGACGGTTATCAGTGGCTACAATATGGGTGCGGCCTTTAATGGTCACGAAACTAAGCTAGAGCAGGTCAATCCATTCCAAAATTTGGTTGTCGAAAACGCCTACGTTGAGAGTGTGGATGTTGTAGCCCGTAGCGGCATTGTGGAAAAGACATCCTATAATAAGATTGCTGTGAAAGACATCAATTCCATTTGTGGTGGCGTGTCCGACAGGGATGCTGTATTGAGCAATTTTTACGGCACATTGAAGAGATCGATCTCGATCAACGAATCTTCTGTCATTGCACCCTACATTCAACCAGGCCGAACATTAACAATTCGTGATTCCATACTCGTGGTAGAAGATATCTTTGGTCGACCGTCGATCATGCATACTACCAATAACCTGGCTACGGGTAGGCTGATCCTGGATAATGTGGTGATCTTGATCAAATCGAGTGCAGCTAGCATTGTAGCCCCATTATTTCGCAACACTTCGTTCAATGCTGCTGAGTTTGAATTCCGGAATGTCATCTTCGTAGCTGATAAAACAGCTGCATTCAATCATTCAGCTACAACCTTTGCAGATGCTAAATTTGAAAATTGTGTATTCATCAATACGCCACTATCAGGTATCAATCTTCCGGCAGGAAACGAGGTTTACACGAATTACAATGAAATCAAAAAAGTCAAATACCAAAGCCGCCTGAGTTATATTCAGAACGGAGCAATAAAGACTGTGGCGGTTTAAATTACCTATATAAACAATGGCATTACTATTAATAGATGACAGTTACATAAGCGCGGGACACCATAACAGTGATCCCGGCGCTATGGCAAACGGATTACGTGAAAGCGTAATGATGATGGAGTATCGGGATATGGTCAGCAATGAGCTGTTCGCACTGGGCGCAACCGTAGTAAATGATCGCGACACCGAAACACTAGGTCAATACCTTGCACGTATCAACCCGAAAGGGAAAGATGTGCTTTGCGAATTTCACGCTGATGCAGCCGGTCCTACAGCTACTGGAGCAACTGGAGTTATTGCAGACGCTCACACCGCTCAGGATAAGGCTTTCGCTACGGAAATGGTCAAAGCAACTAGCGATGTGTTAGGCATCCGCAACCGTGGAGTGATCAAGGAAAGCCAGTCAGCCCGAGGTCGACTAGCCTTTGTCCGTAAAGGAGGCATCAACAGCCTGCAGGAGCTTTTCTTCATCACCAATCCAAGCGATGTTGTAGCATATGAGCGAGGGAAGTCAGCATTGGCCAAGGAGCACGCGCGAATCATAAATAAGTACGACGGCGGTAACAGTACGACAGGGAATGTTTCAACTATGCGCACAACAGCAAGGCTTAACCTCCGCGCTGGTGCCGGTATTGGACACAGGGTTATCCGAACACTGCCACTTGGTATCGAAGTAAACGTGCTTTCTATTTCCGTAGGATGGATCGAGGTTTTGGTCTGCAGGGATAAGGTTCGGGGATGGGTTAGCGCAAGTTATTTGAAATAAAGAAATGGCAGAGATCATAGACGAGGCAAAGGCAAAAACAATCAACAAATACCCTCTGGCGGTTCTTGTTGGTATTATCTGCTCATTGTTAACCGTCTTTATTAATAAGTCGTTTGATTCGTCAGATGACAGAATAAAGGACTGTTTAGATAGGCAGGAAAAAACTGATAAGCGCATCGAGGTGCTTGAAAGCCAAATATATCAATACGTAAACACTATTCTGCACAAGGATGCTACTGAGAAAGAATTGAAGGAGGTGATCAAGCACCAAGGCGCAGAACTTAAATCTTTGAAAGGAGGTTCGCAATGAGAAATTTAATATTTGGAATGCTGATGGGCATCGCTGTCTGCTTTGGTTATTGGTACTTTACCCAACCTGAAACATCCACTATCAAAACGGTAATTCCGGAAGAGGCAGAAAAGCTTGTCAATCTTGAGGCTGATCGTATTAATAAGAGTATAGATACAAAAGGGTTTGAGCACTCGGTAATGGATGAAGTAACAAATATAGTTTCAAGCGTCACGCAGCTCGATGATAGTTCAAGGAGAAAACTGGATAGCGTTATGTCCCTCTTAAGGATCGAGCGTAAGCAGCTGAAGGAATATAAGCAGTATACTGTAACATGGAGGGATAGTGTACTTAAAGCCGTTAGAACTGATACTGGGTTCAAATATGTGGATAAATGGGCATCGATCGAGTTTGTTTCACCAAAAGATTCACAAGGAACTGGACACTTCAATTTCAATTATAATGCTGAACTAAACCATGCTGATTATTGGAAGCGGACTCGGATCATGGGTAAGAAAAAGCATTACATTGATTTTTGGGTTTCCGACAATCGAGCAACTGTAAATGGTGTTAAGCGAGTAAAATTTGAGGTAAAGGAGCCATTATTTAAAGTCGATTTTAATGCGAGTACCTTTTATACGGATCGATTAAATATTGGGTTAGATGGAGGTGTTAACATCGGCCGGACTAGGATAGGTGGTGGATATTTCTACGACATGGTTGATGAAAGATGGAGGCCACTCGTATCTATAAAGTTTAAATTAATTGATTTTTAGGTGTATCCATTAAATTAAAACTCATTATATAGTTAACAACTTGCTGGAAGCGGCACTCGACCTTAAATGATTTGGGGTTCAAGGTAAAGTGCCGCTTAATAGTATTGGAGATTACATTGTCTCCAAATGGCTGCGAATTTCATAAAATAGCTCTGCATCATCCTCAAAATTCGGCATGTTGAAATCAACGAAAATTCTAAATAAATCGACGTTTTCTATCTGCCAATTGACATTATGGTTAGTGATTTTCTTTGAATGAAGGTATTGTCCAATAGCTAATATGAATTCTGGAATTTCATTTTCTTTTATATGTTTTTGAAAGCTGACATGCTTTTGAAAATCTTCAGGTCTAAGTTGACGTAATCCTTTTAGCTCGGTAAATTGCTTTTCAACTCGTTCTATCAAACTTTGGTTCGCTACGACGGAATTATCCAAACGAGTCTTCAAATTTCTATTTTCTTCATCCATTTCTGCAGCGTAACTTTCAGATTGCTTTAAGCGGCTATTTTCTTCTGTCAGTTCGTGATTGTTCTCAGACATATACTTTATGGCTTTTGCAAGTTCATTCTGTAAATTCGTATGTTCGGTCTGCAATTTGACGTACTCAGCTTGCAATTTTTGATTCGTTTCAAGCCTATCATTTAATTGCTGATTGTATTCTTCAATGGTTTTTTCTAATCCAAATATTTTTTTATTTAAATCTTCCAGTTCGCCTGTACCTGCTATCTCTACCTGTAGCACTTTTTGCTCCCTTGCTTGAGCCTTTAGAAATTTATATTGCGGCGTTAGGTTTTCTTCTTGAAGTTCCATTTCTTCTTTTTTAGCACTAACAAGTCCTTTCTTGATATAATTCATGAGGTAAGGTAGACCCAGTACATATAATATAGCCAGAAAGAAAGGCTTTACAAAAAGGGAGGAGCCGTGATTGTATTGAATGTAAAATCTATTAATTTTAGTTTCAATGAAAGATGATGAGAAAATGAAATAGAGAATTAAATCCCAATTGACTATGACAAAAGATATAATAAAAGCAGCAACGAGAGGCTGTTTAAGTCGTTCCACCAAAGGTTTGGAAAAGTCTGAAACCAATGAATTACCACTATTATACAATTCTTTAGCAGATTCGAGAAGTTTTCCCGTTGTTTTGTTCAATTCTTTGCTCATGGTTTGGTCAATAATAAAACAATGATATCAATTAATTTTGAAATAATAAAATAGCTAGGGTTCCCTATCAATATGTTTCCAAAACTTCATCAAACTCGAATAAGCTAGCAAAAAAATATATGCAGTTATCTCCTCCTGTGACTACCTACAAAAATGCAATTTAGCCATTGACATAAATCAAAATTTACGGAAAACCGTAATTATCCATTTTAACATAGTTCATATCTTTGCATCACCAAATTAAAAGTTATGAAACAACACCTACAGTTGACAATTTCCGGTAAGGATGGTACGCAATCGTTGTATACGGCCGAGGTGATAAAATGCACCGAGTTCCTATCTGTCCTGTTAACTGGCTACCAAGGATTCGAAGAGAAGTTTCTAGTCAGAAAGGAGGATCATCGATTTAAGGTCATTGCGCTCGACAAACAAACTATTATGGAGCCAAAAGGCGAACTTCATCAGAAGCTTGAGACTATAGGCCGGAGATTCCTATCATAATATTATAAACAATAAGAATCCCCTCGCCGGGTGACGAAGGGATCATTGAATGTCCATTCCCCAGAACATTTCATAAGCAGTCCTTAACTTTTTGGATTTTTAGGTTTTTGAGTTCCTATTTCATAGTCATTTCACTATTAAGTGTGAAGATAACTCTTAATGATGATCCGAACAAATAATTTTTATCTTTTTCTAGATGTATGTCGTTTATCGATAAACGTGCAACCGTTTGCCTGAAATCGTTGATTGTATTTTATTCGTTTTCTTTTCTTTCAATGACCCTCCATGTTTCCATGGAGGGTCTGCTTATGAAATAGTGCCCCTGGGAAGGGCATTAGAACCAAATTTACGTTTTTTTTTAAATTATTACATTCAAAATACTCCTTGTGTAGTATAATGGCTACAGTTGCTAACTTATTGCGCGATGAAACTTCATCAACCTCAAATAAGCTGGGCATCTATCCAGAGGTTTCTTTTCCGGCCATTGGCCTACCATGATAAATTGGGTTTTGAGAAATATCACCGGATCTTCTACTGTCTGGTCTTCGCTGATTTGGATTGGAGGGGTGAAGGTCTTGCCTTCAAAGAATTCTTTAAGCTCGGGGATTGTCATGCGCGAAGGTAGCGAATAATAAAGGTTAAACTATTCGAATTCGATTAGTTTAAAGGTGTCGAATCCGGCACCTTTAAACATATGTAAACAATCAACCAATTTAGTTCGTTTAATAACCCCCCTCAAGTGAAGGGGGCGGTATCCCCGGGGAGGGATGAACCTACTATGATGACGCAAAGTAACAGAATTGTTTCAATACATTTTCATCTATTGTTAACGCAAACGTTTGCTCAATTTGCGCAACCGCTTGTGCTTATATATTACATTGAGTACGTCGCTATCAAATAAAATCCCCCTGCCGAATGACAGAGGGATTACTGAAAAACATTTATTATATAACCATTTGGTTACTGAACGAAGTTTGTCAAGAAGGGTTCTTCCCGCTAAAACTTTATTTTGACCCCTTAATCTTCCCTTCCCTAATCCACCGGAAGTATTTCTCCATCCTTTCACAAGTTAGCGCTTCGCATTTATGGTGTTCTAAGTATTCTAGATCCATTGTTTTACTGCTCATCCGTATCGCACCATAATGAAACCTATTCACTCGAACGTGCCATGAGTCCGCTCCTTGAGTGAAACCGACATCAACAACCTGCCGCTCTCCCTTATAATAAAACATATCGGTGCAGTATTTATCGAATCGTAGTATCAAAGCATCTAAGCATGCTTCGCGAACATCGTCCGCCAAGTTACCGTAGACGTGTTCCCATTTGCTCATAGAGTTGCGGAAAATATAGATCGATACACCATTTTTATCATACAGGGTATAGTCGGATGATCCAATTGATTTGTTCACTTCCTGGACTCTGGCAAACAGTACTCGATTTCTGACATGTATTTCTAGCGGTTTCATAAATGCAATTTTACTAAAAATATTAGTAAATATAATAATTGTATTTTTTTATATTTTTATATGCAGATCAACCTATGACTAGAATGAAAATACAACCGAATTTGGAATCAAAGACTAGCACGAAGACTGGAAAGGAATTTACCTTCGCCGTAGCTCACGTTGAATCAAAAGATCTTAATGCTTGGCAGTTTTTAAACAATGTTTTGGAGTATTTAATACATGAAACTATTGAGAGGAGAGAGCTTTATTCAATACTATCGCAATTAGAGCAGCTCCACCTTGGTTGCTCACAACCAAATGCTGATTTCGAAACAACCGAACTTTACAAGAAGATGTTAAAAGCGAAAACTACCCTGAAGCGGTACAATAGGGAGAAGACGTTGAGCGGCAAAAGAAAGATAGAGAAGGAGGCGTGGGAACATATCTATACCGGGCTACGACAGTTCCTTGCTGACGATAATAATAGGAACTACTTTTTGCCTGATCTATTATTAGAATAGGCTTGTTAAATAGGATCCGCGATAGTTGGGATGTTAGTTTCGATTCCTCGAGCAGAAGTTACACGGAAAGTCTTATGCGCTTTTAATTCCCTGTCATACGGAACGATCAGCTGCTGTATTTCTTCTTTTCCCTCGGCAAGTAGCCAATTGTGTCTTTTCTCCTGCGGAATGATCAGCGGCATCCGGTTACCAATGTTGTGGATATCGGCCATGAATTTATTTGCTTCTGTAGTAAGAATTGCAAAGGTGTCGTAATCCTGCCAATGGTTCCAAACGATGCCCAGTGTGAAGATGGGCGATTCGGGATCGCTGACGTAGTAAGTCTCGTCGTTCTTTTTGCCATTGGTGGAGTGAGGTTCAAAAAATCCGGTGACGTATAGGAGTCCGCGATGTTGGCCGATTGATTTCTTGTAGGTTGCTTTATCAAATATTTCTTCCCCTACTGCATTGAGGGTATTGGCATACTTATCAGCTTCCTGTTCGGTCTTTACCCAATATGGCAAAAACTTCCATCTGGCCGGGACTATGCTATCAATATCATTGTTCAGTGTGACCGGCAGGATCGGACGGGAAAAGCCGCTAACATGGTAGATAGTATCAAACTGATAGTGAACGTTAGCGTCCTTGATTACCGTCTTTAAAAGATCGCTGGAAGGTGTCGAGGTATGGTAGCACATATTCGTAAATATCGTATATTAGTTTTACCAATCAAACAAACTTAGATGGAATTCGTTGCCTTGTCACACATATTGTTGCGAACCCTTAAATGGCAGGGGTATACTGTTCTTCGTTCAGTTTCTCCACTTAATAGTACCAATCCTACATGGTATGCAGAGAAAATACCGATCGAACAGCTGATGGATTTGGATAGCGATGAAATTGCTAGACGTTCAGTTCCCCTGCAGGAGACACATTATTTAATCATCCAGGACGCGCTGGAAAATATCCGCGAAGAAGATTTGATTGGTCAGGTATTTTTAGGAGTTATATAACTATGGAAAAACATTTGGTAGAGGCTTTTAATAAGCTTGCCGTTCTCAAAAACATTATAATAGAGGTTGAGTATCTGGACGAACCACCTGAAGAAGCGTTCATATGGGGCAGGGATCCGTTCTACGGAGTGCACAGAAATGTATCTCTTGAATTGATGCATAATGGGTACTTGGAAGACGCTCGGAAGCTATTCGAAGATTATGTGAACTATCAATATCCTGAAAGAATTGAACAGGCCAGAGCAGATATCAAAAATGTTTGGGACGGATTGCGTCCGCTGACACGGGATAATATAGAGAGCCTTTACAAGCAGCACAAAGGCGTGGTTGTATTAACGGACATATATTTCACCATGCCCTATGCCAATTACGTATTTGTGAATGTATCAGAGGAAGAAAGGTTTGCGATGATAGAGGATGAGTACTCTAGAGCTATGCCCCTGGACTGGATATTAGACGAAGAGACAAGTGTTGATAAAGCGTTTTTAGATGTTTACAATACAAAAATTAACAACGGTCGATTTCCGTTCGTAAATTCGTAAACTGCTGTCAATGATCGTCTACAATATTTAAAGCGAATGGTCATATCTGATTGGAGAATTAGGTATTAAGCGATATTTGCGTCTAAAATCTACATTATGAGATACAGACTAATCAGAGCTCAATACTTGGATATCCCCTCGGTAGACGGCAAAGTCGTTGGCTACGAATTCAGACGGTTAGATAATGAGTCCAAATACCTTGTGTGGTTACAGATCGATGAACTTTTCGATAAGTGGAAAGATTTATATGATCTGACTGATAAACAAATGATCAAATTTTTGATAAAGGTTATCAAGCCGGACCTAATAGAGAGGGGGTTCCGGTATAGGATAAATACGTTTAAAATCCGCCGAAGTTCGAAACCTATTATTGACTTTACCTATGAGGACTACGAGTTTACCGATTATGAGTTGGAGATTCTTCCAGCCAGTGTGTAAAGCCTTGCTCTATCCACGTATTAGCAGAGGTGCGTAATACACGCTGCTTACCAAACAAAAACTTAACACCATTGACATCGTAGAATAGGACAGTGTCGAGCGGGTGATCGAAATGGTTTTCATCGGGAAGCCGGTCGGTGATAGGGATAAGGGAAAATGTCATGCGGGCAAGGTGGGGAAATGCCTTGATAAATTGTTACGGGAAGCCGTAACCAACTATTTTACATTTAATTTGAGAATCGTAGCTTTCGAGACTATGTTTGTAAGAAAATAAGCTTATGGAATTTAGACTCACAAATGCGCAGTATCTACCTAGCGGTAGTTTTGATGGTAAAATTTTGGCCTACGATTTTCAGAACGTCAATGATGACTCTATAAAAAATATATTAGTTAAGATAGCAGGGGCTTACGCTGAATGGAGGCATGAATATCAGTTGTCAGAAGCCGATATGATAAAATTCGTTTTAAAGGCTATTGAATCTGATTTAATAAGCAATAAGTTTACAAAAGATTGGCATACGTTCGAAATTTATTCGGATTCAAAACCTCCCATAAATTTTACGTATCGAGACTTTGATCTAAAAAATTATACAATTAGCTGTTAAAAATCAAGGCTAGCATTACTCGCTAGCCTAATTTATCGCTTCACCTCCAATTCTTTTCCTGTAAGCGCGAAGAATAGGTTTTGAAGTTGGTGGAGGTGTCTCACATACCGTAATGATTCACCAAAAACTATTGCATCAGGAATCTCGAAATCACTCATGTCAATTTGAAGTGTACAGTCCGATATTTTGTAAGTGTCGCTATCTATATCGTAGAAAAACCCACACTTAAAAAGTATTTCCTCTGTTAAAGGGATGGGTGTGATATCTTCAAAAGTGGGATAGTCGAAAGTAACACAATTTTTAAAAGTAATCCCTTCATCAGATATAGAATTGATTATAACTTCATTTCCAATTTCAACGGAGTGTACGAAGTTCCCTATCCTTAAATCGTTTGCTTGTATCATATCTTAACAAAAATTTGAGGGTTAGACCATAATTTAAGTTCCCATTCAAGCCATTCAGAAAAACGATGTCTATCATCATTGCTTATAGGATTCTCCATCACCACCCCGTTAGCTCTTAGGAGAGATAGGCCGGATTCTGTGGCTGTTTTGTAACAAAAAAGATTTGGTGGCATTACGCCTTTAGCATAATTGGCAAATAACCCCGAATGAATACCTTGATCCACAATTCCTATATATTCTTCTTCAGTTAAATAGTTTCCTATCGATTTATATTCATCAGGATTAGGAATACCTTTAGATATTAAATGTTTTTTAGCTTGCTTGACTGCTGAAATTGGATCATCGTACATAAACCATTCTTCAGCTAGTAATTCGTCCACAGTAGTTTCTTGTTCCCCCGGTAAATCCACAACGACTATCGTTGCCTTGCCTGTGGTTATGGTTACTTGTTTCATTTCAAAAGTTTGTAAAAGTGAAAAACTAGACCGTTAAGAAACTGAACTGTATCGATGTATTCTAAATGCTTATCGGGGATATCCCACCCTGTGCCGAACATGAGAATGGTTACAGATTCTACATGATTTATCATTGGGTCAATTTCAGCCCATAAAGATATTCTGTCATCTTGAATCTGTATAGACCTGATCAATGCTCCGGCAGGCATCTCTAAAGTTTGCGATTCTAAAGCTTTTAATGTGTACTTGTATACTCTCTTCATTTCAATAATTTTAAGATAGGACGGCTATACAACCGCCCTGAGTGATTAACGATTTAATTCGATTTCCTCTATCCCTTTGAATATTTCATATGCCACCTGAGGCACTATAGCGTTTCCATATCCTTTGATGCTTTCTGCTCTCCACTTAGGAAAGGTAATTCCGTCCAATCCGGTGGGAAGCCCATCATCTCGGCCACAAACTGCGGGTTGAGTTGGGAAGTTTGTCCAATTCTGTTTAGAAATTCCGTTAAACCGGGTCCTCGAGAATGATTCATCCTTTTCTTTAAAGCCTTTGATTCCTTTGAAAATCCTCCCTTGGAATCCTGCGCTTTCGGTGTCGGTAGCATTCCTTTGTATGCATAATCCTTCAGATCGCCTCTCCAACTTCCCCGCTGTTCCGGATTCCGATTCCCAGTTTTCAACCTCAAATTTCTCCCTTTGCCGTTCGAATCTACAGCCTGAGGCGTAGGCAACAAACCAGATCCTATCTCTTCTGTGTGGCGCACCGACGGCACAAGCTGGAATAATAATCGGCTGGACGGAATATCCGAAGTTTTCAAGATCCCGGCAAACTGTCTCGACAACATATTGTTGGTACTCCTGTACAGTTTTACTGTCGATTTCCCCTTGTAGATTGGTTTGGCTTTCCATATCAGTTTCGTCAATCTCGGGTTGTACCATACTGACGAGGCCAGCAACATTTTCACCAATAACCCAGCGGGGTCTGATTTCGTCAATAGCTCGGAGCATTTCAGGCCAGAGGTAACGGTCATCTTCCGCGCCTTTTCGCTTTCCTGCAAGGCTAAATGGTTGGCAAGGGAATCCTCCGGAAAGAACGTCGATTGTTCCTCGGTAAATAGTGAAGTCTGTTGTTTTGATATCTTCATAGCTGTCTGCATTTGGCCAGTAGTGTTTTAAAATCTTTTGTCCGAATGGGTTTATCTCGCAATGGAATACATTATTCCATCCCATCCACTGCGCGGCTAAGTCGAAACCGCCTATCCCGCTGAATAATGATCCGTGGTTCATGTTTTTAAGTTTAAACACGTGTGTTATCACGTATATCGATGATAATTCTAAATATCTTCGAATTCGATGATATTAGAATTTTTGCTTTGAAGGATGATGGAAATTCCCTCGCGACCTCTATATCCCAAATACTCGACATACCACCTAGAAACTGTTGCAATGGAGCAACCAAAGTGTTGCGAAACTGTTGCAAGGGTGTTTCCCGCATGCAACAGTTCCATGGCCGCGGCTCTCGTCTCTAGGGGGTAGGTGTGGTTGTTCATACTATATCTATGAATAAATCCGGTTGCGCCGATCCATCGTTAAATCTTTGCAGAAATGGTTCGTCTCCTTTCTTCTCCGTTCCATCCCAACCCTGCGGCCAAGTGTTATTGCTGATCATCCGGCGAATAGCTGATTCCTCTTGAGTGTTGATTAGAGAGATAGTAGGCTTTCCTTCTTGTTCGGCAATTGTATTGATATCAGTTTCGATATCTTTAATATACTGCAAACCCCATAATCGAGCTTCGAATGTCAGCGGGCCCATTCTATTTTGATTCTTTGCTAACTCACCATCTTTCTTGATCTGAAGTTCTGTTTTACGAAGTCTGTTATGTGGCTTCTTTAGTTCAGCATACATATCTCTTAGTCTGAGGAGAGGCGCGAGATAAGACCAGTAAGGATTTTTTATTGTGAGTAGTAGTGATAGGTCTTTACTTGCAAGGTTACAACCTACACATCCAGTACGCGCATTCTTTTCTTCCGCTTCATCACCACCGTAGCTATCTGCAACTTGCTCCGTTTTCCAAGCTCCATACTTCGCCATTGGAGCGAATATTTTTAACCAATCCCATACTGAGCAAACGCGCCAGTGTAGAATCGGAGCTAGTTTATCACAGATAGAGTCGGGTGCAGTCAATTGATACCAACCTTGTCCACATTCAGCGCCATCCTTTCCGCAGCTCATCGAGATTCGGCCGTCGCGTGCAGCGCTTTCGCCTTGCCGAACACCAGTGATCAATAGGAACTTTTCATTCTTTGACTTGTATAGCCGCTCTAGATGTTTCATCATCGGATCGATTTTAAGCTTAGGCGTGCACCAACGAAAAGTATTAGATGGTGGAGGTACACCCTTTCCAAACATGTAAACAAAAAATCTTTCTTCGATAGGAGCAGTAACAATATCTACTCGGATAGATCGATTCCGTAACTGATCACAGATCAACATCGTAGACATCCATAATGGTGTCAGCTCCAATCTCGTGTCAGCTAGTAACACAGTTATTTTCTTAGGAGATTTTATCTGTCCTGATTCAATTAAATAGAGAACAAATGTGAGTGTGGCTGTGCTATCCTTTCCCCCAGACCATGCGAACACCCAGTGATCATATTTAGACCCATAGGCATTCATCGATTGTACTGTTAACTCCTGTTGTTCCTGAAATGTGCTACGCATAGCCGCGAACATGTTTAGTTGCGTCTTACTCATTTTGCGCCTCCTTCTTGCTTTTGATTTTTGGTGAACATCACTAATTGTGGTCGAGGTTGGTTTAGTTCCTCGATGTCGCTGACTTCTTCGCGTTCCGGCGCTATATCCCAAACACCAGGGGCGAGCTCTAAAGCAGGCGCTTCTACCTGCTCTAGGGATTGGATTACTTCGGGGCTATTCACCGGGTACCTCGCTTTCATATTCCGCGACAGACATCAGTTTATAGACCCGGCAAGGGTAGCTATTTATGTTTTCAGCTGCTTCGAAATCAGCCCCAGATTCAAATTTGCATCCGTTGCCATCAATGAATAAAAATTGTTCGCCTGTCCTTGTTTTTTCAGGAAGTCGGATTGGTATTTGGTCAATCCACTGTTTCTTACTTCCAAGAGTCATTACGAGCTTTCCTCGCAGCTGTAGATTCAGCGTGCCCTCAGCCTCACCTTCCAATCTAATCCCTTTAGCATATAAATAAGCAGTTAATGCTTGCTCATTACCAAACTTGTCCGTGAGTTCCAAACCGAACTTCTCATTAACCTGAGCGATGTCATTCCGCTCGTCCGTGAACATCGACATGAATAAGATGATGTTCTCTAATTGCTTTCTAGTCATGCGTGGCCTCACTTTCTAAAAGTGTTGGCTTCTTTGATAAATCAACCTCGATAATCGGATGAAAAGGTCGCAAAGAGTCTAAAGCTTCTTTAGGCCGTAGCCATATGTCATACCCTACAGCAGTTGCAAAATGTCTTTCATCCGGGGCTACATACATGGCTGGCAGAATACCTGAACTATCTACAAATAGATAGGTACTCTCATCCGTAGGCATAGCTTCAACTACGCTTACAGGTGTCATTCCTGTTATTTTCATACAATAATTATTTTGTGTGTGTTACTTTAAATCAAAGGTATAAAAGCGTTCTTATATATCCAAATTATACTATATAATTTTTATACTTTTCCGTTATATTCTAAATTCTGCAAAACTAGTTCTTTAAAGTCTTTGTAAAATTTAAAGTGGTGTCGCCCACTGATTATATAGTAGGCGATGTATCGTCTATTGATGCTTAAGCTTGCGGATATTTCATCAAGCTTATTCCTGCGAAGTTGTTCATGGATGCCGAAAGTGGCATAGAACGGGCAATTCAATACGTAGAATATGTATACAACAGCACGATGTATATCCACGACATGGCGTGGTGTACGAGTCAAATGAGCCGATTTTTCAGTCGGAACCTTCACTTTTGTGACCGCTTCATATCCGTCAATTACTTGCTGAGCGGAATAATCCTTTCTCGATTCTTCGCTAATTTTCTCAAATAGCGAATCGATGTGCCCAGCTAGATGGCTTGCAATTGCAGCGAGTATTTTAAGCTTCATTTTTTCGGCAACCATATAGAATATAATTTGTATAACTTTTAGTTATATCTAAGAGCACATAAATCTATCCACAGCGGAAATGAACTGATCCAAACTACGGCAAATGATTACTTTGTGCTTCAATGATCGCAAAACGCAATGTACTGCATCCTGTTTATCGCTGGTCTCGCTATTCTTTCGCTGAGTTTTCATTTCAATAAAGAGTATATCTCCCTTCTTAATGACCTGCAGATCCGGAAAGCCCGCTTTCAATCCCATTCGCTTAAGTCGACCGCCGGTCCGAGCATTACGCCTTCCCTCGTTCGGAATAGATACGATTAGGCCTAATCCCCTATTTTGGTACTTTAGCGTGAACCAGTCTACACAGGCTTTTTGTATTTCGCTCTCCGCCCCCATCAGATCCTACTTATCGAAAACCCATTTTCTTTTGCAAAATTAGGATTCTCTTCTATGAAGTTGTGACAGTTACGGCAAAGCGCTATAAATTTGCTTTCGTCTGTCAGTAAACCTCCCATTCTCCCTTGTGGATGATGAACATCCGTAGACCAATAGGTACATCCTGACAATCTTGCCTTACATGTGTTGTTTTGCTCCATAAAGATACGCCTTTTTTTAAGATACAATACATTTTGAGCTGCTCTTTTTTTACTTAAAAAACGTATGGGCTTCGCTTGTTTCTTAGCAATCGTAATACCCGAGTCTACTATTTTCGATTTCTTGACGTCCTTTCTATGCTTCCAGTAGCAGTATTGGCATCGGGCCGCTGTCAATCTAGATTCCTTCGAGCAATCAACACACTTACCGATTTTCGCTTTGATCATTAGTTTAGTGATATTGTTGGAAGATCGCCAGATGCTTCAGAATTAATTTCCTCACTCGCGTTTCCAAATTCTAAGCGAAAGAACAGTTCAAGTCTTTCAGCTAATGCTTCCTTTTGCTCCTGGTTTAGTTTTAACAAACCTGTTTTGGTCGTTAGGATGTTGGGAAGTCTATTGACGATTTTCTGCTTAATGTTTTTCATTACTTTCGGTTTTAGTGATTATATTGTTAATTTTTCTTTCGATAAACGTGTCTCCTGTGTACCGCTTGTTTCCGAACACCAAAAATCGAACGGTCGATACCTGTTGCCCATGCTTCCGGTATAGATTGTCAAATTGCTTTAGGCATCTCTGGTGGAAGAGTTCGGCTTCTGTAGGCGTGCGTGGTGCTGAGACATTTTGTTGAAACGGCCTCTTCTCGCCGATCGCGTCTTTCAGCGCCTGAACCACATCGGGATGATAGCCGGAGCCGATAGGATTATTCTTAACCACCTCCTTATCTCGCGCAACTCTCAGCTTTTCGTACTCGTTCATTCTGTCCTGATTGTATTCTTCCATCTTCTCAAGTATTAGCTGCCCGTCCATTCGATCATAAAAGCTTCCGTAATGTCCTAGCTTCATTTTGTCGAAAAATAGCTTTAGATCGGCTAAATTGAAGTGTGGGAAGTATTGCTGTACCATCTGAACGGTTTGCGCTAACTGAGAGCCATTGAAAGTCTTACCGACGTTAATGAACTCTATAAAGTCGGCAAGCATATCGACAAGAAGTGCTTTAATCTTCGTGTCGCCGTAGATCGATTTTAACTTACCCACCGACGGTACATTAGATTTGATTGCCTGCACTGGAGTTCTAATCACCATTGATGATAATTGACTTTGCAAGGCCTCTAAGGTTGGCCACTTCGTCAACTCGCTGTTGCCTGTTTTGACTTGTGCTAACTGCCTTTTGTCCTGTTGCATATTTTTGTTTATTTAAAATCCATTGATATTCGAATCCCCTCCAGCTGTATTCTGCGCATGCCTGAACCGCCATGGCTACAGGGTAGTTATTGCGTTCACATTCACTCAACAACTTGTTCAGTGCCGTTTCGGTGAAAGAAGCTTTCGCTGCAACCCGAACTTTTAGCCAGTCATCCACATGTTGAGGATCCGCTCCTTTCATGACTAGTGCCAATCGAAACTCTGCCTTTCCAAATGCTTTTTCTTTTTTGGCGGAACTTTTTTCTTTTTCATTTTTTTGATCATCTAGATGATCATTCTCAAATAAATTTTCTTGCGAGCCGGAAGGCGATGCACAAAAAATGTTTATTGGTTTATTGGTTTCATTGTTTATTGGTTTTATTATACTATCCGTGCTTTCTACTGTGCTTTGTTCCATGCTTTCACTTTGCTTTTGCTCGTGCATCGTAAGTGCTTTATCAAGTGCTTTTGTATGTGCTTTATCATTTTTTGATAGGGCAATTATTGAAGCTGTCCACTGATTTTTGGACGCTTGAACCACATTAACGAAGCCCCACGTAACGAGATCATCAAACGTCTTCTTGTAAGTGTTATAAGATTTCATTCCAAGAGCGGCCATAGTCTGTGAAGCAGGTGAAGCAAAGCTATAAGCCCACCCCATACGGTTATTTAGCTCTACGAACCACATGAACATCGCCGAATGGTTTGGATTAACCAAATGGTTGTTTTCAAAACAGAAATTGAACCAAGCCCTTGAAAGGGCATAACCGTTGCCATCTACATTTGCCATTAATACCTCTTTCTTTTATATTTTTTTTGCTAAAAGCGACAGCATTATCTAACCTCGCTTTTTCTGCCGATCAAATAGAAAGTCATCGTACTTGCTACAACGCCCCATATGAGGGCCATGATCGCAAACGTGTAAATGCCATCTCTTAAAGCAGATATTGCTACGAAGCAGAAGAATACGAGTATGCCGCCGCTAATTGTTACCTGCAGTATGATTTTGGATACTATTTGTCTAGTCATTAACTACCTCCCCTTTTAAACGGTCAATAAACTCGGTTGTTAACGGCTGGATGCTATGCTCACAGCGTAGAAACATCCTATCATTCACATAGATTACGACCTCGTTTAGTACTTCGGTTATTCTTCCTATCATAATGTGACCATCATCATCAAGAGTGACCCACATTCCAACTTTTAAATTTTCCATATGATACCTAAGCCACTTTTCCATGACGGTCGCATCGTCCCGGAAGTGGGCAAATATTATTAGAAAACGTTATCGTGCAATGCGACTGCACACCTAATATAACTGGCATAACTTACAGTTATACTTAGAGATCCAAAGAATCGTGATCACTATCTATTTTCGATTTAAATAGCTCCTTCAATACTTGATTGATTTCAGGGAGAGATGAAAGGCCAAGCTTAAAAACAAGTTCGATCAAGTGATAAAGCTCGGACTTTTCATCAAAAACATTTTCTTCCCGCCTTTCAATCATCCTGATGTTATCCACGGCTAGAGTCGTTTTAATAGCGCTAGCGCTTTGCCGGATCCTATTAGCATGATTCTTAATCGTACCTGCAGATCTAACAAACTCTAGCGAATGGTGTGTCAATAGACTACATACTTCCGATAGGTAATGAATTTTTACGGCAGTCAATGCACCGTCACCCTTTTGCTTTATCATCTTCTTTTTACTTTTCTGATGTCCAACTTACTGTAATTTTCGAGGTCTAGTTTTTTGAAATAGGTTCTCGATCCGATCTTCGTGTATGGAATTAGTTTTTCCCTTTTCCATCTATACAAAGCATTTTGCTTAATCTTCAAGAATACACAAGCCTCTTTAACGGTCAATAACTCTTCGTCTGATTTTGGAGCAGCAGGAGCACTTTCATACTTTGCTTTTAGTTCTGCCATCTCAATCTCTAGTGCCGAAAGCTTCTCTAAAATCAAACCTACGGCAACCGGTACCTGCTCTAGCGTTTTAATATCACTCATTGGTTTTAACACCTCCTTTCGGCTTTTTTCTTGCTGGCTTGGCTGCTTGCAAAGAGTTAGCTTCGGAAAGATCATCTTTCACAAATACGCCGCCTACCATCTTACCAGTCCGATTTGCAATAACATTGTAGGCTGATTGCGTACATGATTCAATCGTTTGATTATTCTCTTGGGCAACACGGTGCAACATTTCTTGTGCGCGAACTACATCAATAGTTACATCTTTGTTTTGGCAGATCTTCTTGAATATTTCAACGATCCAATTGATCAAGATAAATATTTTGGAATTGGCCAAGTCGCCGCTTTCTTTCGTGCTTTCGGCTAGCTTTTTCAGGATAACTAAAGTGACGTTCACGTCCCCAATCGCATCCACGATCTCTTCTTCGTTTTTTTGGACTAAAGCGGTAACCAATTCTGTAACCTCTTCAAAAGTCTTTGTTAACTGCTTTAAAGGTGATGAGCTATCGAAGATACCCTTATCCTGTGCCCAAGTGATGATGTTTTCGTTTAATTCTTTCATATTTTATGTTTCATTGGTGAATACTAGAATGGCAGATCATCGTCATCCGCGCTGCTTATGTCCATCGGCGGCAGATCGGCGTAACTAGGCGCGGTCTGCTGTGCTGGACGCTGAGCTTCCAACTTTGTAACCCGCCATGCTACAAGCGAATTAAAAAATGTGGTCACTCCATCTTTGTTGGTCCATGGCCGACCGCGAAGATTAAATGCTACTTGCACTTCATCGCCAACTCGTAGGTTGTCAAAGATCGAAACTCGATCCTGTGTCGCCTGAAAACTGATGTATTCGACAAATTGCGGATTTTCCGCGTATGCGATGATCAAGTCACGCTTTTTAAAAGATTCGCTTATCTGCTGCGTTCGATGTACTTCGTGTACTCTTCCTTTTATTTCCATGTGCTTTATATTTACGTTGTTTGATATTTAGACTTTTCAAATTCCATTTTCATGTATGAGATCATCGTTCGGAAACTCTCGATGGAATAGCTTATGTTTTTTGTGAACCGTTCTATTAGATTGTAATAGAAAAGTTCTTCTTTCGCTAATTCTGCGAATATCTGCTTTCGATCAGTGGCAGAATATTTTATGTATAGGCCGCTAACAAGTAAACTGGCTATTTTGGCATTGTACAGCTGCTCGGCCAATGCTAGAGCATATGAAGCGGTACTCTGAAGAGCGGCAAGCTCTTGTAACTTACCTAGGAGCTCGTCGGGGTTATCCCTGTCGATCTCTTGACTAATCGCATCACCAATCTGGGTAACTAGAATGATCAACTTTTCCAAGTTCTTTTCCGGATTTTCCATCAAAACGATCTTTTAATTGTTTTACGATTCCTGTTAATTGTCGGATGGTCACCAAATGTGTGACTTTATCCATTTCGCCTTTTACAAGGTTTTGCATTGCCCCGCTTTCGGCCTTTATTGATAGACTACTTGCGTTCTTTAGCAAACTATCAAGACTGCTTTGGATTATATCTTGCATAGCCTGTAATATGATTGTCGTGTCAATTCGATATCGTACATTGCATCATGCAACTTTGATTGATCGACTTCAATACCTAGCTTGGAAGCGACGGTTTTAAGTTTGAAGTCTGGCATTGTCGCGCGCTCGTCTTTAAACTTTTCCGATGCCATAGCACTTACATCAAGGCTATTTCCCCAAAACCATGAAAAGAAATAGTTATCGCCGCATTGTTTAAACCAGGCATTCATAAAGGGATCGTCAAAACCACTATTCCGAAAACCGCAAAGATGGAATTTATCTTTCTTATCAAACTTACTTACATATTTGCCAAGCATCTTTATAAATTGACCATATCCCTGGATCATGCCTGTGCCGTAACTTTCCAAATCTTCTCGAGTTACGTTGGCGATTTTCAATGCAGCGTCATCTATTACCGCATTTGGATTAGGTTTCATCCTGATATTAAAAGATTCTTTAGCGATACCATCAATGTCCACTACACCTGATAGTTGATGTATTCCATTCTTCCAGTACATGGTACCGGTCGTTTCTAGGTCGTAAAAAAGTATTTTAGCCATTCTAGTTTAAGTAAGGTGGAACATCCATTTTGTAAATCCCCTCTTCCGTATACGCTCTGTAATCGAAAGATTCATCAAAATTTTCCTTTTCCAAGCATTGCTTAAATTCAGTTACAAGCTTTTCAAAAATTGAAATACCCTTCATAACTAGATCTTCCATTAAATGATGTACGGATACTTCGCATTCCCGATCAACCGCAATGATGTAATAAGGAAGAACTTCGCCCACGGCGGTAGTATATACACCCGCTTGAATATGATAATTGTTGTAGATTATGTCACGCTGGAATTTGCGCGGATCTGCATCTGTACAAATTTTCAAATCAAGTATTACTTCGCCCAAACCGTCAAGGAATGACGTAAATTTAATCCCATCATGCTCAAATTCAATTTTATGTTCGGTTTGCTGTATTCGGCTAAGGATGTGTTTGGCCGCCCTATTGCTGACTACAGCATTCGCCATTCGTTTAGCAAGACGAAGTAGGTCTGATGAAACAAGTTCCTTATGCGGATATATCTCAGCCTGTACTGCCTTCCACTCTTTGTATGCCTTCGTTGACCTAGGGCTTGCGCCGCCAATTTCCTTGGTTTTCTCTTCATCCGTGTAATACACTTCTTCTACTGTTTCAGGCTCTAATACAAGTGCGTGAACCAGTTTTCCCAAAAGCATCGAATCAGTAGTCTCAAACTTCTTCATCTTGTAGTTGATAAAAGCGTTCGGGCTACGTTTGAATTTGGAAAGGGCAGAGTAGCTAAGTTTAGCTACCCCGCTTTTAAATTCTTTGATTAGGGTTTTTATAAAAAGCTGTCTTTTTTCAGCTTCGGTCAATTCCGGCGCCGCATGATGTGTTGTTAATTCAAATAGTGACATGGTTACGCTGTTTGTTTTTGTTGAGCATCTGAGTTAATAAATCCTTTCTTTTTAGCACCTAACGCTGTCACGAACTCTATATCGGTGTGCAATAGCTGATGGTCATCAAATATCTTCGAGAGATCTTCTTTACTACCTGCAAATTCTATTCGTTTCATTGCAATCAACTTTAGGAAATCTTTGTTTTCCTGCAATTTTGCATTATTGTTCCAAATCGTATTTAAGGATTCTATTGAGTCGGCTTTGCTGATCACTTTGGCTAATGTTGGGGCTATCCCTGCCGGAACTGATTCTTTTTGCTCTGCAGGTTTATCTGCGTTCGTTTTTCCCTGATTAGATTGGCCTTTGTCACCCGGTACTTGATGGTCGTCAGAATGCGTATTCTCGGCATCTTCCAACGTACCCGTAGGTACCAAAAATGTATATAGCAACGCGTTTTTTAAAGCATATGTCGTCGCTTTACCTGCTGATTTATCCTGCGTATCAACACCATGCCCATATCCTACTATTTCCATTGATTCACCGGAAGTGTGCATCAGCATATATTTGGTTTCGACCTCAGTGAAAACAGATTGCTTTGTTTTAGTGGTCGGATTACCATTGTAGGTGTTTGATTCTTCCCAGCGATCAATTCTAATTGTTGGGGCAATAGCAATTGGAAATAGTACCAATCCCTGCTTTTCCATCGCGGCACCAATAGCATGCTTAACATCTTTGTCAGAAACACCTTTGTAAGCGTTATTGCCGGAACCTACAGTCATCTTTTTTTCGATGTTCTTGACTTCTGACATTACAGCTAGAACGGCTTTTACTAAGTTTTTCATAGCTGATTAGAATTTGAAATAAACGGATCCTAGAATTACGGTCAATAGAAATAGCATAATGGCTACAAGCTGCAGAAAGAATAAAATCATTTCATAGATCACTGCCCTTTCAACGGATGATAGATTTTCCTCTACCAAACTGTTTAGATAATTGAATACATTTTTCATTTTGTGTGTGTTACTTTTTATAATTAATATACTTCTTAGTTATATTTCAAAAACTGGCTTTGGATCGAACTGATATCTTGATGATCAAAAAAGTCTTCATATATCACTTCCACCCCATCAACAATATTTATAAAGATCACTTCGATTCCGTGAGGAACTAGTTTGTAGATCATGTGATCATACTTTAGAATACTCATACTGAATAATTATTTCTTGAGCAGCCTCAAGCGCAGCTAATTCGGCCTTCTCTCTATCAAAATACTCGTTTGTCGGCTCAATAACCGCTTCTTCAATAATTGGCGAATCCCATCCACCGACTATTCGATCCACACCTTGAGACACATACTCTACTTTTACTGATATCAATGATTGATCTTCGTAAAATCCATCATTGTATAACTCGACGGGAACAAAAAAAGCTGTAAGTCCTAAATCGTCACATTCGTGGTCGATAAAAACAAAATCCTGATTGCTGCCATTAATTACTGTCAAATTTTCCATACCTTTGATCTGTGTTAATACATACACCTTTATGGTGTGTGTTACTTTTAGCCCTGCTACAACAGGGCTTTTTGTTATTCGATAGTCAAAGATACAACTAAATACAATTAGATACAAGTTTAATTGCTTTTTTATTTTCCCCAGTCCTATTAGCTTTGACTAGATGTTGACATTTTGGCCGTATTATCATTGATTATCGCTTCTTTAAAACATTCCTACGCCAAACCTTTACATAGCCGCCATCCACTTTAGTTCGAAATCTTATATCAGGAAATTCTTTCTTCAAAAGCTGGATTGTATTACGTATAGACTGTTTTTTGGTTTCTGATAGTTGTAAGCATTGTTTTTCCGGAACCAACGATAAAAGACTCTCCCTCATGGTCAGTTGTATATTTTTGTCTAAAATTTCCATAAATGGCAATTAGGTACTATATTTGTTTAATACTGTTGTAAAATAAGTTATATGCGATTGTATTATTTGATACAACAAAAATACAATTGCATACAATTTTAAACAAATATAATTGTATATAGTTTTCCACAATGCTTCAAAATTTAAAGACCGCCATCCGAGAAAAGTTCGTCATGCAAAAGCTGGCAGCCGAAGCACTCGAGATGAATGCCGGAAATCTTACAAAGCTAATTAAGTCGACTCCGGAGGAGGCCGGTAGGATGAGAAACGAGACTATTTCCAAATTGGAAAGAGTTTTTTCGGAATACAATATCGAATGGATATTGGGACGATCGGAGATAAAATACAAAGAGGATGCGGAATTATCCCAAAGCGCCTCAGGACAAAATTCTTATAGCAAAATGCCCAACCCACAAGGTTCGGGCTTTTTACTTACAAATGGTAAAGGTTTAGGAGCTATTGCTGATGATGAGATGGCAATGTTCGATGATGAAGGCAACACTAAATTTTATGAAATTTCACCGGGGGTATACAGAATGAAAGTTCCGCTAGTGCCAGAAACCGCCAAAGCTGGATATCTCACAGGATTTGCAGACGCGGAGTACCTGGAAGATCAGGAATACATAGTTACAACAGTTTACAAGTATCACAAGGGCAAGTATAGGGCATTTCGTGTTATCGGAGATAGTATGGACGTGGATCGCCGTACTACCTTTGTCCACGGAGATGTAATCATAGGCCGCGAGCTGAAAAAGGAACTTTGGAACTCCCGTTTCCATACCCATAAATATCCGTTCTATGTCTTTGTCACAAAGAACGACGGTATCCTGTTTAAAGAGCTAACATCCCACGATGTCGAGAAAGGAATTTTGACTCTGCATTCATTAAACGATGATAAGGATGCATTTCCGGACTTTGAGCTGAATTTGGAAGATGTTGCTTTGGTATTCAACATTGTAAAAAGAGAATCAGAAATATAATGGCATCATATTTTGAGAACGTGAAAGACAAAATTGATCTTTCGGAACTTGTTGAGAAGCATCTACAGGAGCGCGAAATATTTAAGGCAACTGGCGATGAAAAAGTATTTTTGGTGTCAGGAAAACAACAACGCCCAAGCAGGACCAGATTAGTAACGGTTAATGTGCTGGCCGCTCTTAAAGACACCGAAACCGGAAGCACTGAGGGGGTTTTAAACATTAACATTCAAGATCACGATACACTGTGGATAGAATACATCGGAGAATATATTCAGTTGATAATGGATGAATCGATCGTTTCAAATTACCGCTTGACCTATAACAATGAACATTTATTCAAAGTGGCAGACGGCTTGTATTTTAAAAATCTAAAATTTAATTTCTCTAAGATATGAGTGGAGATAAAGAGCTTAATTTTAAATCGGAAGCTGCTCGATTGGTTAAATTTCGCAAAAAGTATCAAATATCTCAAGTTGATCTAGCGGAATTGCTAGGAACTAAACAACCTTACATTAGTCGAGTCGAAAAAGGTGAGAGCCCATTGATGTTTCATCATTTGCGGATCCTTCGGAACAAGTATAAATTTAACATCAACTGGTACTGTACAGGGCAAGGTACAATGATATCTGGCGAGGAAGATAAATCGACGTTGGTAGCTGATATCACCACAGTCAAAAAAGACTACGAAGATCTTAGCAAGCAATACGACGAACTGAAAAAGATAGTCTACAAGCTGGTACGCGATGTCTATGATAAAGGCGAATAATTAAAGATCTAACTTATCCATCCATTCAGCTAACAAGCGTGATTTATCTTCGTTAGTTGCTCGTATGTATTTTAAGAAAGATTCTTCTGTTTTATGTCCTGTGGCACTCATTATCAAAAGTGACGGTACACCGGCAATAAACATATTGGTAGCGTAGGTCCTTCTCCCTGTGTGGCTACTGACCATAGAGCTAAGTTTAACTGTTTTCGATACGCCATCAACCTGGATTGTTATTTCTTTATCAATCTTTAAAGCTTTCGAACGGAAAATCTCTTTGATTGTTCGATTGAACTCTTGATTGCTTACCGGGGGCGGCCAGTTTCCATCATAACGGTTTAAAATGTCTCTTAGTTTTTTCATCACCGGTATAGTAACACGCTCCCCAGTCTTAGCCTGCTTAAGTCGTAAAAATCTGTCTTCTACATCCGTAATCTCGTAAGCAGAATAGTCGCTGAATCTCATACCGCTGTAGCACCCTATCAAAAATAGATCCTTCACACGGTTGTATCGTTCCTGAAATACATGAGCGTGAATCTTTTCAATATCTGAAGGACTTATCGATATCGTATCCGCTTCATAATCCGGTTTAATAAATCTAGTTGATAAATGACCCTTACAATCCGTAACTCCATATTCATTTGCTTCGTTCATCACCATTTTGATGTCGCGGATTCGTGTTGCGAACGTACTGAGTCGCATTGATTGCTCCTCGATGCAGAATTTTCGAAAGCTAGCATAAAATGAATTATCAATAGTGTCAAATGGTAATTTTTCAATATGCTGCTTCTTCGCGAATTTTTTTAATTGGAAGATAGTCGTCTCTATATTTTTCAGTGAGTCTGCTTTATATTTTTGTCCTTGGCGGTTTCCCTTTATAATCAATCGAAGACCAGACCTCCGTTCAGATACTACAAGTTCGGCATAGCTTATTAGATCGTGGGATATAAATTCTTCTGGATGTAATTCTATCTTATCTTTGAATTCGGTATCCAATAGCTTTTTGAGTTCGTCGGTACCGTAAATTCTGTTTTTGGTTACTTCATTTACGCAAAAGGATGCCATATCAGCGAGTACATCATTAACCTGGTCGGAGTACAGATAACTGTTTTTCACCGGCTTCTTCGTGTTGCTCTTAAAATAATCCTTATTAAAGAACTTCTGCTCGATACGGAAACCGGTATAATATTTTAGTCTCTTACCGAAAAAGGAATAGTATAGATATAACTGGCCATCCTTTTCGTTGGTCTTCTGTTGAAAATAAATCTTTGGAATCGCCAT